AGTCAGGCTCGTCACTCATGTGTCGCATTGCCCTGCTCTTGCCAGAAGCAAATCCCTTATCCCATACCGGAGCAACCAGCCAAGGGTAGAGATAAGTCAGTCCAGCATAGAACGACTGGCTTGCAGCAATGAATTCATCCTTGGTGAACGTGTCACCGGGTTCAACCATCATTGAAGCTAGGACAGCCTCACCGTAATGGATGGTACCCTCATCGTCATCAAGACCAATGGGTTCCAGAAGTGTTGCTACATCATCTTTCATTGTTTCTCCTAGTGCATGTACACGCCTGACCAAATGGCAATTTCTGCCGCAAGGTCAAACTTGATCATGAATTGCTTAATGTCGTCTTCGGCATCTGCCATATCTGGCAAGGTGATCTTCTGTGCAACCTCATTCCAGTCAGCAGACCAGCACTTGCCGACAATGAAACCACCCTCACCACCGTAAGGCTCTGATCCAACAGCGACATAACTGAGATTGGTTTCCTTCAACAGGTATTCCATAACCTCGTATGCGCCATCTTCCAGAAGCTCATCTACAGAGTCGTAGTAGGTGTTCTCAGGAAGGATGATCTTGTCCTTATGATTCTCGGCAATCTCCATTACCTGCTCTGAGGTCAGGAAGATTCCATACCCGCCATTAGCGGAGTAGTCTACACCCATGCGTCATCCTTGAGAAGAACGCTCATCATCTTCATTGAAGTTCCGTCGTAGGTCATGTAAGCCTTGTTGGCGTCTTCACCTACCTTGATGTCAACGAGAGTGCCACGCTCATAAGTCATGGAGTCACCAACGAGGTAAGCTCCGAAGCCGAACTTGACTTCGCCATCACGCTCTGACTTCCACTTGACGGTCTTACGCGGTCCACCCATCGAGATTTCGTCTCCGATGTGGACTTCCTCAACTGCAACTGTAACGTTCACTTATCCTTCTTCCATGGTAGTTCGCTGACCATTGTGCCAGCTTTGATATCGTACAACAGGAACCACTGGTTGTCAACAATGGTGTAAATCTGTGCCTCTGGAACCCTATCTAAGTTGAAGGCTTCTCTGCGCCAGTCATTGTACTTCTGGGCCAGCACTGCTTTCTTGGCTTCGAACAAAGCCATATGGATTTTGACGGTCTGCATCCTACTGGGGATGACACTAATTGCTACCGTCCCAACATCAGGGAGCTTCATTGGCTGCCTTTCTCTTAGCTCTGGACTCACGCATCTTGCGGGACGCAATGTCCTCGTACGGGAACGTAAGCTTACCGTTGACCTTGTACTGGAAGAGATACATGTCCCAGCTAGGCTGTTGCATGTTGTGGCTGTCTGGACAAAGACCCGCTTGCCAAAAACTCACATGTTCCTTCTTGGTTCCATCAACACTTGCCTGTTCCCAGCCAAGCTTAATTGTCTTGTGCAAACCGTTGGGGTATCCACAGCGGTCGCATAGTTCGTCATAACTGATCATACTTCCTCCAAAATTCATCCCAAGTCTCGAAGAGGTAACCCTTCGTATCCTTGGAGTATGTGTTGATGTGGTCGATGATATCACTTCTGTCGTCAATCATCAAGTCCAGCTTCAAGTTGTCGCACACGACAGTCTTGTCTTCTCTGTGCAAGACAAAGAACTTGTTCCTGTCACTGATCCACATATTGAATCCATTAGCGTACAGCCAGTCCTTAGACTTGATCTGATTACGGGGGTAAGCCTTGGAGACAATGAATAGCTCATGGCCGAGGTTATACAACCTGACTACCGCCTCATATCCACCCGTAACGATAGGAGCATTGAGGAAGTCAGAGCCAAACCATTCGGTGTCCCCACCAATGAGGACATTACCTAGGTCAATTCCGATTCTCATTCTAGCTCCAACATGTGTGCGGGGTAGTAGCGGGTATTGTGGAAGTCGTCCCTGATTTCCCAAGTGTCGAATTCGTGATCGTACTCGACCAACACGGCATGGAAGTCTCCCCTACCCCTTGCAAGGGTGACGTTACGGACAACTACGCGGTCACCAATCTTCATCGGAGGTCATCTGGGTTAGCGAGTTCCTGAGATACTTCCAGAGCATCCCAGTTGAGCGTCAGGGTCTCAGTGTCGTAGTCAATACCGACAATGGCAGTCAGTGGGAATGTTCCCAGAGCCATAATCAATTGAGCAACAGTGAAGGTCTTTACGTCCAGTTGTGCATCCACGTTCATTACGCATCCTCTCCGTGGTAGACAATGTCAGCCTTGCCGAAGTTGGTGAAGACAAGGGTATCGCACTCACGATCCTGAGGAACGATGTCGGTCTTCAAGTCCCAAGGGTTGATGAACCGGAGGAAGCAGGCAGTCTCCCACAGTGCGGGAAGCTGAGCGATGTGATAGATCGTGTAGCCGTAGCTCTTGACCTCATCATACTCAGCGTGGTCAGCGAGCACGTAGAACTTGTGGCAACCATCGTAGGCAACAAAGTCGCCCAAGTCGTTGCGGTCAATGGTAAGCGTGTTCATGTCTACTCCTTGTTCGTGTTTGGATATAGCAAGAGCCTACCATGTTTCAGGTAGGCTGTCAAGTGGACCATTGGAGTGCTTACCGAGGGCACCCACTGAACGTGGCGTCGAGTTGCTTATGTCTCGCTCACAACAGCCCTATTGTGTACTACTAGAAGACGTTAGCAACACTATCTTGCTTCGTAACTTGTAGGCTAGGGCAATGGGTGCGCCCAGAGAATTACGATATCTCGACCCACTGATTAAAAGTCAGTTGCTCTTCCTCTGAGCTACGGGCGCATGGTCACGGCTTGTCACACCGTTGACTCTGCATATCTCTTGACCCATGCAGTAGGTCTTTGATTGATCGGCAATCACCCGGCAGATTCTTTCTTATCCGCAAAATATCCAGACTTTTTCTGAGCCTGAAACAACATACCCAATATGTGGTGTTGGGTTACCTTTGAGGGTGACGCCCTCAAGACTTAGACATTAAGGAAGCCGTGCGAACCCGGCCAGTCAACGTCTTCGATGATTTCAACGATCTTGGTACTAGCATACCATTCATCTTTACCGCTGATGAAAAGGTGCCTACCGACTACCGGCAGTGGTGCGTCTTCCCAACCATCAGGGAATGCCCACGGCCATACAAGACTTTCAAGCTTGTCTGTGCTGATCTTCAATGCCCAGATACGATTGGTCTGGGACTCGGGGTATCCATTGCGCATCTTTACCCAGAAGCTGTTCTCACGATCAATCCTGTAAATTGCGCCTGTTGCTGTGACTGCATCAATAACCATTGTGTTCCTTGTCGTAGAAAGGGATGTGGGAGTTGAACCCACTGTGCTCGTCTTAAGCTTTTCTAGCTAGCCTATATTATGCTACCGACTGGGAGCGACCCAGAGCATTGTCCGATAATCCCCCAGTGATGTTTCGTATGCCTGCCCAAGCCTGACAATTATGAGTCGTCACGCACCCACGGTTAGCCCAGTACATCACAACTGCCGTGTTTCCTTCGGGTAGTGGGTCCACAGGGAATCGAACCCTGATCCACGGAGTAAGAGTCCGCTGTTCTACCGTTATACTATAGACCCAAGTGAGTTGATCGTATCCCCATTATTTTACGGTTGCTATCCAACCCTGTTCCCCAGCCGTTGCCTGCTTGGGCATCATTTAACTGGTTTATGGATGACGACGATTAAGCACAAAGCGACGTGCCGATCAACTCTTTGTTTGCCTTATTTTGCATGAACAACTGGCAGGAAGTTCGTGCTTACCGCACCCTTAAGTACGGAGGAAAGGCATTACCCGTCTGACTGCCATCAGCGTACTCCCAAAGGGACTCGAACCCTTGACCCGAACATTAAGAGTGTCCTGCTCTGCCAACTGAGCTACGGAAGCATAAGCTGGTAGGATGCTTGGGCTTTCTTGCCTGCCTTGTCCCACCAACAACATCTAGTATACACTACTTAGAGGACTACGTCAACTCCAACACCGTGAAGCTGACAGATCGTTTCAGCATCGTTAGCTGGATCAACACTGGCAGTGTAGTGCTTGAGAACCTTGACATTGAAGCCTAGGTTAGCAAGATCAACTGCCGTTGCGATGACGCAGTAGTCGAACGCTAGTCCAACTACGTGAACATCCTCTACATTATGCTCTTTCAACCATGTTACCAGACCGATACCGTACCCGTCAACTCCCTCTACACCACTGTAGCTTGCAGAGTAGTGACCCTTGTTGAACACAGCCACTTGGTACAGCATGTCTGCCAGCTTGTCAATGTACTTCACGAAGAAGCTCGCAACCAGTGCCATGTTAAGTCTTGCACCGGGAGTGTCTGCCTTGCAGTGTACGGGCCAACTATGCACGTAGTCAGGCTTGTCAGACCAATGCTCACCGGGATCGATGTGCCAGTCCTTCGTGATGCCGAACACGTCATAGGTGTCAGAGTTAACAAGATACTTAGCGATCCTGTTAGCTACTGTAAGTCCACCTTGGACAGCCAGAGCACCGCCCTCACAGAAGTCATTCTGCACATCTACGATGACGAGAGCAGTCTTAGCCATGGTTCCCCCAAATTTTTGAAATGAGCAGTCCCAGACGGAGTCGAGCCGTCCATCAGAGTTTCGTAGACTCCGTGCCTAATCCCTAGGTGAGACCATAGCGACATATGCTGCCGCTTTGATAAGTGTATCAGAACTGTCTTTAGCGAAACCAATCATCGAATTACAGTGACCGCAAAGCAATCCTCTAACACACTTACCACACGATTTTGGACCTGAGCAACAATTGTGGTCATGATCGATCACCGTTGCCCCGTCTCCACAAATAGAACATAGACCATTCGACTTGGCTGCGATCTTTGTGTAAGCCTCAAGTGTTAGTCCGTGCTGTTCCCAGATTGGCTTACGGTTTCTCTTGGCCTTATCTTTGTAATACTGTGTGTTCTGTGCGTAATGGTCCTTAGAGTACTCTCTCCAACACACCTTGCACTTGGAGTATAGGTACTTGCCCTTCTTATGGAAGTCATCAACTGGCTTCTCTGTCTTACACACTGAACACACTTTTGTCATACGAACACTATACCATATTCGTAGCCTTGTTTAATACCGACTGTTTTCCCTGTAAACTACGTCCTGCTTTCGCAAGACGGGTGGGGATCGAACCCAACCGTTTGTCAGTTCGTGAATGAGCAGGTACCGATCCCTGCATCTCTGAGGTAGCCAACTAGTCGGTCCTTGCCGCTAGGAAGCGAATGCTCAGTGTTCTAACTTGAACTACCATCCTCCATCAGGACTTTGTGCTATTGTCCCTGATATAACCGCTCAGTTGCAACATTTATCTTGCGGTTTTCACTACAGCACTGGGGTAGGCGGGAGCCATCCCAGTGTCGTCATCACTCCGCTACGGGAGCTTCCTCAGCCTCTTCGGCCTCGGGGACTTCTACGGTCTCGGTCTCTTCCAGAGACAAAACCGGCTCTGCATAAATAACGCCGCCCATAATACTCCAATCATCGTGGTATACCAATTTGGTACCGTGTGACTAGGGAGAATCGAACCCCCTACACCTGTTCCACAGACAGGCGGCTCACCAATTGCCTTTAGTCACCGTGGGCTAGTTGGGAATCGAACCCAAATCTCTAGGACTTCAATCTAGCGCATTGTCCTACTCTGCCACTAGCCCATATGGTGTGTGTCTTACATCTTAGACGACGGCTACTCTGAGTCGCTGGGTCTCTACTCCCACATCTCACACCTGATTTTGTTATGTAATGTCCACAAGCAATGGACGGTATGGCTGGTACTTCAATTCCATACCGGCTTGCTTTGGCGTCCTGTTACGCTTCTTCTGATTACAGGAGAAACATGCAGCTACACCGTTAAGCCATTCAGACTGACCACCTTGCGACTGTGGGTGAATGTGGTCGAACGTGTCGGCCTCTCCCTCACAGTATGCACAAACGTAGTTGTCTCGCTTGAGTACATTCTTGCGACTGAACTTAGGTTCCTTCTGGTAAAGCCAGTGAGGGAACCTGTACTTCGTCAATTCTAGTGCCAACGGTAGTGGGAAAGGACCATAGAATTCATTTTCCACGATTTCAATGGCCTTAGCCACACCGCGACAAATCATTTCAATGGCGTGTCTCACACTAACACGATTGGTAATTTCCCCTCTACCGAAGTTGTAAACAATTACATCCATTGTTCTACCCTTTCGATATTGAGTTTAATTGCGCCACTCGTACGGGACTCGAACCCGTTTTATCACCGTGACAGGGTGACGTTTTACCCATATACTAACGAGCGTTAATCAGTTCGTGAAATAGGCGGACTAAGTTGTTTTTGTTTGATCAGGTTCTCCCTGACCTTTTTGATACCCATTATCATTTGGAAGTAACTCAACCCTAGCGCATCGAACTGCGTGCGAGTACGGAGGATCGAACTCCGACGACCTGCTTGGAAGGCAGGGATGCAGCCATAACATCTCACTCGCATAAACATAGCTGGGTAAAAAGCGGACTAAGTGTTTTTTAAATCGCCTCCACGGCGACCCGGCATGAATTGTGCCGGGTGATTGAATCGAACAATCTGATTTCCTTTGAATGGGAAGTAACTCACTCCTAGCGCATCAGCTATGCGTTGTCTCTATTTATTTGTAAGTCTAATTGTAGCACACTTGCTACGACACGTCAACCCAACGTACTGCTGTGCGCAACAGATGATCGTAGTCATCGCTCATGGATTCCTTGAGGTAAGCGTCAATCTCTTCCTTGGGAACACCGTTCTTGCGAAGAGCTTCTGAGACCTTGCCCATGATGGCGAAGGCGTTTCCGTCATGCCCAACGAGCTTGACGTGAATGTCGGGGTATTGAATGTCCATTATGTGTCCTTGTTTGTCGTGGTGTATCCAGCGTAGCATGTCAGCTACTCTTTGTCAAGCGTTCACGTAGATGAGGTAATCTTCCAGCTTGTCCTTGAGCCAGCCCCAACCGAACCAGTCGATGCAAGCAACCACAAGCACGAGGATTTCCTTCTTCTTGAGCACAATCGTAGCACCATTTTTGGTGATTGTCAACTTGGTGCCCTTGTTGTTAGCCTTGAGTTCCATAGTAAGCATCCTTCATTGGTTGGGTCATCTCTGACATTGCTCGATCATTCCATGTACCGCGCCATTTGCCGCAGTACGGATCACAGCACCAGCAAGCGAAGTGATGGAAGTCATCACCATCTGCTGGGCCTTCTCCATTGACTGTTAAGCCAATCATCAGGTGGACTTGTCCGTGCCCGCTAATAAAGCACTCTTCACACCAGATGTTGGCGTTGAACGTGTGTCCCATCAGCGTGCGACCAGCAAACCCTCAAGCTGCTCATGCACCCAAATTGCCTGTGCGTTGATGGCAGTGTAGTACTTGGTGTAGTGGTGCTGGCAGAAGAACAGGTCACCCTCCATGAAAGATGCACGGATGAAAGCCTGTGCTCCACAAGGGCCAGCATCACAGCGGTCTGCGAGGGAAAGCGGGTCAATTACCTCAAAGTCCCTGCGGTCAAAAGCGTAGGGGATGCCGGGATTCGGTTCGATTTCCATGATTACCTCTCGTTGATGTTGGCTAGAGCCTAGCACGTCAGTCAAGACGTGTCAAGCTGTCCTTGAAGATCACACCAACCATAGGATTAAGTTCAGCAGTTGCCATCTCTTGTGCCCTGTCCTTATCCACGTTGAATTGCTCAAAAGGGAGCATGGCACATCTGAACCATACCGCGACTACCTTACCCTTATAGACCTCTACGTCAAGCTGTTCTGTTTGATGAATTGTTCCGTTAAGTCCGTAAATCATGTCTCGTCTTTCCATTCTGGATCAAGATACAGGATTGCACTCAAGAGGCGTTCTGGTGAATCACCAAGTAGTCCAATACCTGTGTTGCAATTTGAGCAGAGCAATCCTCTGACTGCTCCGGTGGAATGATTGTGGTCGATGTGCGGTGACCACATCTTGCGATTGCAAATAGCACAGCGATTGTTCTGGCTCTCAATGAGTTCATTGAACTCTCCTGCCTTGAGTCCATACCGTGCAGCTTTCTCTGATGTTGTGCAACGCCATCTCTTGTTATCTGAACGAAGCCTAATCTTTGTGTGCCCGCAGATTATGCAATGCGCTGTTCGTGCGCCTGTGTCAACTTTAGTGAGGATGTGAAGGGAGGGAACCGAAGTCCCCTCCCCTACAATCACTTGAGCCAAGGCCACTTTTCAGTGACACCCGCAGTGATCAAATCGATGTAGCCGAAGCTTGCATCGCTCAAACCACCCTGAGTGTACACATTGGACTGGTTGGATGCCGCCGCAGCGTATCCACCCAAGTTCCAAACAAATACGGGCACATTGCTTGGGACAGGTGCGAACACTCGTCCACCATTGTGCTGTTCGTCAGTCAATACAACGACACGGTCGAAACCAGCCTTGTACCAACGAGCGACAGCAGCGTCAAGCGAGGTCCATCCACCGCAGTTCGGAATAGCCTTCTTGATTTCGAGGGCCGAAGCCTTCTTGTCAAAGTTAACTTGTCCCGAGCTACCGTCGAACCAGACCAAAGTTGCATCGTTGGCGCGAGAAGCGAGGACACCAGCAAACAATGCCGCAGCATCGTAGCGAGAAACCTCAGACTGAGCGGACAACTTAGCTCCCATGGAACCAGACACGTCAACGAGGATCAAGGTCTTACCCTTGAGAGCAGGAACGTTGCTTGCGCTAGCGTTCAATGCGTCATCAATAGCAAGCTTGAAAACGTTGTTGCCGCCGATTGCGTTATACGCAGACCAGAAGCGGAATGGAAGTTGCTTGGACTTTGCTACCTCAAGAGGATCAGCAATCTTAGCTGCGACTGCGTTGAGAACCTTACGGTCCACACCAGCCTCAACAAAGTTGCGGAGGTTCTTGAGCAAAGCCATGTAGCCCATGGTTGGGATAACTGCTTCCCATGCTGCCGCGTCCATCTTGGTCTTGCTCGAAAGCTGTTCCCAAGTTGCACCCTTGATGTTGTCAAGGTCAAGGTCAGCAGTCTTGAACTCAGAGTTCGACTTAACGAACTTCAAAGCCTCAGGGACAGCAACCTTAGCGTTGTAACGACGATCAAGTGCGTGCTTGAACAAAACAGACTGGATTGCAGTCTTTGGTAGTGGGTGGGTCAACTGGATAACGTCAGCGAAACGAACAGCCTTGCTGTCAGAGTCATACTTGACGAGAGAACGCTCAGTGTAAAGGTTCTGTGCAGCATCAGCGATACCACGCTTTACGGACTGAGGAATGCGACGACCATAGTTGGCGTGCCAGTAAGCAACTGCCTCAGCAGGCTCATCGGCACGATCCATTGCAGCCGCAACGATTGCACGTCCACCAGTGATCTTTGCATCATTCAAGACCTTTGCAGCATCAAGAGCGATGGAAAGAGAAACCGAACGCATGTTTGCGGTGTGGCGAAGCCAGAACACGAAGTCCTGAATCCACTTGGCATCTTCAACAGCGACGGTCTTTACGAGACCACGGATGCGAGAAGCAGTCGTAGCTGCCTTCTCATAGAAGTTGTCTTCAACAAGCGAGCTAACGCCTGCAAGGAACAACTCGGACTTTGGGGTACGGACGAAACCGATACCACCCTCGGCAGTGCGAACTGCCACATTGGTGTTTTGGATTACACCAGAACCACGCGCAACCGATACAGTTGCGCCATTGTACTTGGACATAAAAGTCCCCTTTCGTGAATACATCGAATGGTTAAATGAGCAGGTTTCTACTCATAAGAAGAGCATATCACTCTTCGGTGTCGTTGTCAACTTCCTCGTCGGTAACTTCAACGACCTCAACGGGCTTGGCAAAAGACTTCTTTGCTTCCGTCAGTGACTTGGCAATACGCTTGACTGCCGCAATGGCATTCTCGATCTGTTCCTGTGAGAACAGGTCAATGGACTCGACAGTGGTATCAGCAATCTGATCCAGCTTTGCGAGATTCTTGTCATGTACTAGCATTGTTTTCCTTTCGTAGAAGTCCCTGCGAGAGTCGAACTCGCTATGAACAGGGTTGCAATCTGCTTCCAGACCGTCTGGACAGGGACCACGGCGAACTTGCGTTCGCTTTAAATCAGTAAGAAGACTTAGCTGCTGTCTTCAAGTCTACAACAAGTGGCTCGATTGCGTCAAGCGTTGCCTTGAGTGTCTTGATCCATGCATCGATACCCGAATGACGGAAGACCTCATATGCTGCGTCTACATCTGGCATGTCGTCAGGTGCGTTGAGTGCTGCCTCTAGGTCAGTGAACTGACCGGCTAGGTCCGTAAGTCTAGTTGCGAGGCTATCAAAGTCTGTACGATCTGACAGTACTTTCAATACCGCAATGTTAGCTGGTCCCATAATGGTCCCCTTTCATGTCAGAACCATTATAGCATCAGATTGGGGCAGACGTGTCAGGGGGAACCGGAGGAACATCCTTGACACGGTGGAGAAACCAGTTGACCTTCAAGTCATTGTACCAGAAAATCCACGAATCCACACGGGACTGCAAGTGGTCAATCTTGGTGTCTTGGGCTTCAAGCTTACCTTCCCACACAACTTCCTTGACTCCGATGCGATCCTCAAAATTCTTCTGGCGATCAGTAAGGGTCTTGATAAGCTCTGACGCTGCATTGGAAAGAACCATTGCATCAGCTACCTGAGCGGTTTGGTGCTCTACCGGACCTTGCCTTGCGTCTTTTCTCCATGCTACGATAGCTGTAATCAAACCACCCCCACCGAAGACAATTGTCAACAGCGGTAGAATCCAATCAGGCATTAGCTTCCTCCCCTTCGCGTTGTTGTGTTTCAAACGCGGAGACGTTTCGGCGTGCCCTTCTAATGTGACCCTTTACTTCAAGGAACCTCTGCACACTTGCAGCAGCGAATGCTAGCCCCAGACATAGGGGGAATAGCGAGGTCCAGCTTGTAATAAGGACCAACGCAGTATAGAGCATCCATGCTGCCGCTAAGATCGGGAATCCCACCAGTTCAAGTTGCCATGCTGTGGATTCTCTCTTCCACCGCAAAGCTGACAAACTGATACAGGATGCTCCAAATACCAACATCATACCAAGTACCCACTCGGTAGAGTTAACGTTAATGGCGGGGTTAACATCAATAGGAAAGACAGTACCTAGAACTAGCGTGATACCGCCCAGCAACCAACCCATTACAATCAGCAAAACAGGTCGTGAGGGAGTTCTCTCTACACGAAAGAATCTGAACCCCTCAGGCGTCATGCTTGCCAATTGTTCTCCTAAGTTGAATACAGTCAATTATAACATAGATTTGAGGTTGTCTTAGTATAATTGCTGATCAAACGCGGAAGAAGGAGGAATCGAACCCCAACGTGTTACCGTCCAACATGGTTCCAGCATGTGTTGTTCCCAGAACAAATCGTCTTCCATTGAGGACCATGGTAAATGCATTCGGTGTATACCCCTAGCGCACATGATGACTGATTACTTCCGCCCATAGTCTCATACGGAGCAAGTATGCCTACCTGTCAGTCCAGCGGAGAGCAGAGAACACGATTCCCAGTGCTTACGCACCCATCTGTTTTCGAAGCAGCGCCTGTACCTTACAGGTTTACTCTCCATAATACGCCAGTGAAAGAATCGGAATAGGTGGTTTCGCTTTTGGATGAAAGAAGTAACCCATTCCTGCGCATCTAGCGTATCTAACAATCATATCACATGACCATGCGATCTTCTCTGGCTGGTCCCCATGCCTTCAACCTAATCGGCTTACCGAATGTGTCAAGTGGGAATAGCCCATCGTGAGTCATGAATCCATCAAAGACATCCAAGTGCCCGACTGCCAATGAATCAACATCGGTCATATCAATAGCCCATTGAATAGTCTCTACATCGTGCGGAGCAATCCTGAACTCACCAGCCATACTGGATTCAGTAGTATTATGAGGTTCGTCGGGAGTGAACCCAATCTCTCCCTCATGAGGTAGCGGTCCTGCACCGTGCCTAGTTGCGTAGGAGCGAAGGCAACCGGTTGTGTGTACATCTGTTACCCCTGCCTCACGCAAGATTGCCCTAGCGTTAGATGGTGTAGTCGTAGACCATGTGGTGTAAGGGTTGAACCCGAAGTTCTCATCAAGGACGAATCCCTGTGCCCCCTCGAATACCGTATGACCATGCCTCAACTCTTCAAACAGATCAACAGTAGTGACAACATTGAAATGGTTAAACATTGGAAGCATTGACCACACCAACGACTGCATCTTGGAATCCTTGAGGTTGGGATGATCAGGAATGATCATACCGTCACTGATGTAGAAGTCCCTGAGGGCCAGCATCTTTGGGTATACCGCGCTGAATCCAAGCTTGAAGTCTTCTGCTCGCAGTGCAAGCTCTGGGAACCTCAGGGAGTAATCAATGGTCTCGCCAAAGCCATTCCCAGTTGTTCCATGGTTGTCCTTGCCGCGTGCTTCCTCACGAATAACATTGACCAAGACGTGAAGAGCAGTGGTGACAAGAGCCTTACCGTCCACATTCAAGACAGGATTGAATCCCTTCTTGATGAGTGCGGACTTCTCATTGAAGATGTTTACGGGGTTGATCGTGCAGTAGGAACTAATCCAAGTAGGAACTCCTGACATCGTACCCGAGCCATAGCTGGCAAAGGTGTGGTGAATTCCCTTAGCGATCACATTATGGGCAGCTTGCTGTCCACCATTGAACCTGACAACACGATCAGCATTGGAATGAGCAACGAGGGCATCGACTGTTGCGCCTTTACCCTCGTCACCCCATCCAAGACCTACAACGATATCAGCGGAGGGCTGCACTCTTCGTACCCGAGCGCTTGACAATGGCATCCGTAACACGGACTGCGATTGCGTTTCCGACAGTTGCGGACAGATCAGCCTTGATGTCATCAATGCTACGACCAAGATCGTAAGCGAAGAGACCGGCGATCATCTCAGGAATTGCCGAGACATCCTGAACGATAACCACATTGTCAGGTCCGAAGAGATTTCCGTAGAACTCTTCCGAACGCTGGTACTTGGCTGCGGAGTTGTTGATCAGGAGGATTGTGACATCCCACTTCTCTGTAGCTGCCGCTGCGATACCCTCGAAGGACAGGTCACCGAGAGGCTGCTCACCGATGTACTTCTCGATGTGTGCGGCTGTAATCGGAATCTGCTTCTCATCAGCGATGAGGTAGACCTTGCCCTTGACACCACGCTTGTCGAAAGCGTCAGTGCGGGTGTGGTATGCGAGGTAGTAGAACAACAGGTTGGAGGTCTCTCCACTGTTTCCACCACCATGACCCTCAAGGAACAGAACGTCCAGCGCCTCATCGATCTTGATACCAGATTCGAACTGGCTCATCTGCAACGGAACACGCTCATCATTCGCAGCGTCACCGTAAGCGGCAACTGCGATCTGAACGTCCTCAACGCCCTTTGCAGTGGTCAGATCGAAGACAGTGTTGAGCTTCTTCTGCATCTCACCGGGAATCGAACCCATGGAGCCGGTCTGGTCAAAACCAATGACCATCGGCTTCGTGAAGGGATGCTCCACGGTGTCAAGGGACTCACGAATGTTCTCGCCAGCCTTGTTGAGCTTCTTTACGTCAACAAGCTCATGTGCCTCATAGCGACCAGTAGCCTTGACGGTCCTGTCGTATGCGAATGCACTTCCTGTTGCGGCTCGCGTTGCGCTCACTGCGCTGTAGGCCGCTGCCGACCAACTTCCACCACCCATTATGTTTCTCCTTAAATCATCGGTACGGCTGGGACATCAAGTGGATGCCACTTCGCAGGTCCGTACAACTTGGTTGCTACATCATTAACTTCATTGAAGAAGTCTCTTGCATTGGCTACGCCAAACGAGTGCTTCTTGAACGTTTCTAAGAGGAGCTTATCAGGGACTGAGGTCTTTGTCAACATGGCTGCCAGTTGGGCAACCATCATCTTCTCATCTGCCCCCGCTCCACCGAAGTACCTTGCAGGAGTAGGTGCGTCAGGCTTCAATGCCAGACGACTATCCAATTCAACGCTGTGCCACCATCCATCAAGCATGAGGCCATGCTCACTTGGGAGTAGTGCGACTGTTCGAGGGTTGATATCTCCATGAACGATTCCAGACTCAGCAGCTTTCTTGATTGCCGCCGCTCCACGCTTAGCGATCCATACCGCAGTGCGGGAATCAAACTTGGGGAAGTCCTCGACAAACCACCAACCTTCTCCGTAATTCAGGGTCAGGTGGTCAGGTCCAAAGGAATGAATCTTAGGAAAGAACCTATTGAATTCAGCAGGCAGCTTGGCAAGTTGCTCAAGCGCACGCACAGCGACGATCTTACGATCATCGAAATCTTTTTCCATGCTCCATGCGATTGCATGTGCTGTCGTTGCGGTGCCATTGGCTACACGCAGTTGGTAATCTGGACCTTCAAAGAGAGGTACCAGTTTCACGAATGCCTCATGAGCATTGGGATCGGTATTCACGTCAGGGTGAAATTCACGCTGTAAGTCCCTAAGAGCATCCTTGGTCTTGGGAATGTTCAATGCCCGCCAAGTTTTGGCAGTCATGATCTTGGTGATATCCATAGTGATCCTTCGTCGTGGTGGAAGTTAAGAGCTAGAGAAAAGGGCGACCTAAGTGTTTACTGTCGGAATCGAACCGACTTTATCTCATTCATTATATGGGTGGCCCGCCATGGGCCGAAGTAACTCAAGTCTATCGCATCTAGCTCAGTGCGTCTGACGGGGGTCGAACCCGTGCTGTACACGTCCTCAACGTGTTTCCTCTGCCTTTGGGATACAGACGCATTGATTGGGAGAGTCAGAAAGACAGATTTGAAAGTGTGGTATCTAAGCTTCGTGTACACTCAGCTTCGACCTGCAAAATCTTATAGTGTCAAGCACTTCCCAGTAGTCCATATGGGAGTCGAACCCACAACCTCTAGAACCTAAATCTAGCGCCTCTGCCAATTGGGCTAATGGACCATTAAGGAGTACTTTTCCACTAAGCTAATGTACACTCAACTAAATGGCCGCATACATACCGGATTCGAACCGGTGACTCTCCTGTTGAAGACGTTCTTCCGCTGAACTATCGACTTGCCTTGTGAGCCTGACGAATGGGATTCGAACCCATGACTTTCTTCCGTAGTCCGTAACAGAATTGAACTGTTGTAGCCTCGGTGTAAACGAGGAAGTCTACCATTGACCTAACGGACCATGACCTCACTTGGTCTAGAACCGTGTGAGGGTTGTTAACGACTTTGCATGTCCACAACATTCATAGTGTTGTGCGCAAACTTTCACAGCGCTACCTGCGATAGCCATGGATCGATGGATAGCTAGTCCATCGCCTTGCTACTTATATTTGGTGACCAACAGGTTTGCTCCATCCCTGTTGCTGTGGCTAATTGTTCACTTAGCAGCTTTCTTATGGGCTGCACCTTATTACAGGCTGGGGTTTACAATCACCAATACTAGTGATACACACAGGCGGAAATTCATGAACGGAGATTCTATCTCTTTGACGAACGACTTGCCATGTGTGTTTTGTCGGGGCGGATTGGATACCGCACAACACACTTCAAGTTCATCTTATTGCAGATTGCAACCTGTATGCACCAGAGTAGTCCACACGGGGTTCGAACCCGTAACCTTCAATGTTTGAAACTGACGCCTCTACCGGATTGGGCTAGTGGACCATCTGTGTTTTCGCTATTCACTTGTATGAGTAGCTTAGCAGACTATCCTCAGCGTGTCAAGCTACCAGACACGGCGATTCATTAGATTCAGGACGAGTCCCACGATGACCAAGGCTCCACCAACATACAGGAGCGTCTGACCACCGAGGCCAAAGACGAATCCCAGTACTAACAGGATGATTCCTAGTGCTACCATGTTACTTCCCTTCTAAGCACAAGTGTAGGGAATCGAACCCTAGCTGACAGAAGTTTTGGAGGCTTCCCGGCTTACCCACAGTGGCACTTGCTTGGGGGTAGTTTAGAGTCTTCCCGAGACTGTAATCCAGTATAGCACATCATTCCCCGTAGATCAAGTAGAGGATGAAGCTCCATACCGTCCAGATTCCGAAGATTGCTAGTGCAATGAGCATAGCAGAGATTCCGACGACAATCAAGATCACCCAAAACAAGATGAACAGGAATAAGGCGTCCATCAGTAGAGAACGCTTACGTTGCGGTAGAACGTGTCTTCGAACTCTTCTGGATTGTAGACTACCACAGTACCGAACTGTGGGTCAACTACGAGCCAGTCTCCTACCTTCACGGGGAAATGAAGGCTTTCATCGCGGTAGAACATGATGTCATCACGGTCGCTGAACATGTACCACATATAGTCGGCATTTTCCAGCACCGAGCATACGGCATCATTATTCTTCCCTGTCACATGGATTGCGTGACAAGGTTCCTTGTAGCGAACGTCAATCATCCGTAGCTCACCGTAACCATGTGTCCTAGGTGCTTCTCACCATCAGGGTAGAAGTAGCCTAGAACAGAAGATAGTGCAGCGATTTCATCCATGGTGGGAACACCAAACGTGTCAGTGCTGACTTCCATGGCTCCATCCCAAGAGTATCCCTCAGTGGAAGCTGCGTAGATCATGTAACCATAGCAGTAGTCATAGTGACCATAGCTGGCTACTTCAACACCGGGGAACTTCTTGATGATTGCGTAGTACGCCTCAGACGGATCGTCCTCATCGAATTCAATACCCATTGCCTCAAAGGCAAGGGAGTTGTCCTCTTCCTGAGGATCACCAGTGATGAATCCGAATCCGTAGTGCATGTCCAGACTAGCGCCCATTGCTGGCCTCCAATACGGATACGCGCTTTCCGATTTCATCAATCTCAAGCACAACCTCACCCATCATAGCCATCAATAGCTCAGTGTTGGAACCCTTAGCATTAAGGACATCAACAACTGCCTTAGCCATGCGCTGAGCAAACTCGCTCACGATTACTCCGTCCATTGGCTCTACCGTGATCATCGGTGCTCCTTGCAGACGTATCCCTTGTCTGTTGCGTAAAGAGCCTTGAACTCTCCACCGCAGACCTTGCATACCGTGATACCCGCGTCGTTGCGACGAATCAAATCGTCAAGCGTAACGACCTTAGTTCCGAACATGTTTTCCATTGTGATCCTTTCACGGACTCTTAGAGATTACTTTGCCTTTGATGCAGTAGTAGCTGTATAAATTGCCATTGACGTTCCTTGCTGTGTACCCGCCTTGAGCGGTACAGGCAACGGTATCGAATGAACCCCACGTATCTGTCTTTGGCTGAGGAAGCACCTGAGTCTCAGACATGCAGTAGGTGACATCAGAAGTCATTCCGATGACCTGATTGCCTGCCTTGCGGCATTCCAGTGCCCAGTCTTCTGCTACCTTGGATTGTGACGTACAGCTTGTGATGCCGAAAGCGATCAGTCCAATAATGCCTAGGATGACTCCTGTACCAGAAGCCCATCCGATGACAGAGCCGAATCCAATAGCAAAGTTCTCCCTGATCCGCTGCCAGTTGATCTTGGGCTTGGGTGCGGGCTGAGGGTAGCTGTCAAACTCTGCGGGCTTCACTTGGACCTCGTTGTGTAAGACTTGACGACGTTCATATTATCGCTGCAAATGACGCTTTCGTCATCCCATTCGTAGACGAGCCATCCATCAGCCTGAGTAACCCAGTTGACTTCCATCTCATCGGTGTGCTCGGGCCAGTGTGCTCGACTGTAAGCAGGAGCAACACGGGAGAACTGTTCCTTGTACGTGACTGCGAGAATCATGTCTAACCTTTCCTTGTCGTGTAGGAAGACTCTATCAGGTCAGGTCTTCGTTGTCAACCCACCTACCGTTGACCTTGGTTTCTGTCTTGATGTTATTGGGGTCCATCTTTCTTGTCGCTCATGACAAAAGCCTACCATCTCTGATAGGCTCTGTCAAGTTAGGGATTGCTCAGCTAGTCGTCACCCAAGTCGTAAGCTTTATTGCACTCCCCCGCTTCGTCTCTCATCTGACGGACTTGGGGCAAACCCACCATGAGACTCTGCGTTTGTGGACCATGCGGGAGTCGAACCCGCGTCCAAATATGTTCCAGCTAAACAGTTATACGGCCATTGTAATACGGGGTAGCTTCCGCCACACTCCACCAGTCCATTTAGGTTGGACAACCTTTTACTGCACCTTAGACATTTGATTGACTAGGGCTGCCTTTACCCTTGGCTTGTCAGACGAGCGCTAGCTGGTCCGCACCGGAGAGTACTGACTCAATGAATGCGTCAACACCCTTCATAGCCTCTGTTACCTCATCGGTAGCATTTATTTGTTTGACCACTTTATAGAATGTGATCCGTTTCTGGCCGCTATTTAGATTTTCCATACCTGTCAAAACCGGGATGGCCCATTATCGCATGTGGGGTACTGCTAGGCAATCCCACATACTTGTCACAGGGTATACCTACGCCCATTAAACACCCTAGCGCAATTCGTAGCGTAATCCTGCCGACCGTACCCTATAGGGGAGTTGAACCCCTGTTGATGATCTGAGAAACCATCGTCCTGCCGTTGAACGAATAGGGCATATGAGGATCACTTTGGTAAGCGGAGCCTCGCAATTTCCTAGCATTGCTGCTATCACAGTAGAATCAGGATGTGAACCCTTGGCAAGCATCTGGTCCTTGCCATCACCGCATGATTAAGGAATCATACTACCTGTGGGATTACCAGTCCCAACGTGACCTAGCGGAGAATCGAACTCCGATTAAGAGATTGAAAGCCTCTGTTCCTAACCATTGAAAGACTAGGCCATTGATCCGTTATCGTCCGTTGGTGGATCATTCCCTTGGAAAGCTATGGGGCGTCTTAGGTTTCCCTTAGCAGGACTCAGGAGAAGTCGTCTAGACCATCCACATCTATTGCAGTTACGCCCACCCGCGACGCATCTAGCGACTTCTTCTTACTGTAAGTATACACTACCTTTTCGTTCCTGTCAACCTCGTATACCGTTGAAGTATCAGGCTCGAACGTGTCGTCTTGGTCCTCTGTGAGTCCCCTTGACCACTCGATACCCCAGAGCTTACCACCATACTGAACGATTGTCAACATGTGGGTTGCCCAGCGTCCTTCGCCAAGCTCTTCTTCGTCCATGTAGATGATTCCGGTATCGGTGTAGTCTCCGTAATCTAGGTCTCTAGGGGTGAAGTAGGACGATTCGTCCTTGAGCTTTTCAAGCTGATCAATCAGGTCCATCGTGATACCGTCTTTCCATTGTGGTCTGTCTCTCCGTCAAAGCGGAGTTCCTTGTAAGAGGACCAGAAGCCATTCTGCCATGGTCCACGTCGTTCTACGATTGTTACCAAGCACTCGATTGTGCGGGAAGGTGTCTTACCCCATGCCCTCTTGTCTAGCCCGCAGAGCAGGCAGAAGACGTTGAAGTGATGGTAGACCTCTCGCTGATATGCGCTACGGTCTAGGTACTGAGTGATGCGCTTATTGCATACCCAGAAATGAGGGCCGTGTTCGTTGTTGGGGCACCCTCTTGGTGCGTGAGGCTTCTTTGGCTTCTTGTGACGGATGCTGTGAATGTAACGGTCACCCATCATTGGGCGATCACCGTACTTATCTTCTTCATTCCAACGAGACATCGAGTAAACTTCTGGCACGTATCCTCCGTTAAATGGATGATATCATCCGTTTAAGGGATGATAGAAAGTGGTTTAGGCACAATGCGCCCGACGAAAGATCATGACTCTAACGCCGTCCCTGTCAGCCTAGGATCGAGGGTGGACATCCTACCTAAGTGCGGATACGGGGAATCGAACCCCGGCCCCCTGCATGGCAAGCAGGGATTCTACCTCTGAACTACATCCACATGTTGCTGCAATGGAGCATCCGTTGACGCCTCCCTATTCCGGTATGGCGCAGGTTCAAGGTTTAAGCCCTGACCTTTCGGCATTACAGCAGTGCATTCTGTATTTGTGCAGGATGGAGAGATTGCTCTTTCCTCTCGTCGTACACAGGTCACAGACCCTTAGCTATATCTTACCATATCTGAACCCTCTTGCAGACGTGTGGCCTGCATTTCCGAAGTTCCAAGTAAGAGAGTGACAGTTTGGACAAAGAAGCCTTAAGTTGTCAACGGCGTTGTTAGAAGAGTCCCCATCGATATGGTCAATTTGCACTGGCACGTCTCCGGTCCTTAGGTTCTTCCCAGACCAGCCGCATTGCCAACACATCTTTCCTCGTACCGAATAGATGTACCTTCTCACAAACTCAGAAATGTCTCTCTCTGTACCACCAGTCTCAGCACCAACTAACCATCTTGCGATGTATTTGTCGTACTGACTAACCTGCTGACACGCATGACTACAAAACTTGGCTCTGTTTCTTCCAAGCTTCTCACCACACACTAGGCATTTCATTTCGATCCTCCAAAGGGAATTGAACCCTTACCAATACCATACCAAGGTACCGTGCTGCCGTTATCACTATAGAGGAATGTTTAAAGGGAACGGAGGCGGGATTTGAACCACTTATGCGCGTATGAAAGCCTTCACCTTATGAGGGTGCTGAGATGCCAACTTCTCTACTCCGAAGTCGAGATACCCAGAATCGAACTGGTTTGGTGACATTATGAGTGTCGTCAGGAACCATTCCTGCCTACCTCGTTAAATGACAGAATCCATGCTGCCCTGTGCCCATGCCCCGCTATTTCGCTGTGGGAAGCTCTTAAAAGACTCACACCCATGCTAACCGGAAGACCGTGTACTTTGGTGATCAATAGTTTTTTCAAGTAGGATTAGAACCTACACTTTAGGGCTTTCGACCCCGCCTCTGCCGTTGGGCTACCGAAAAACTAAGCTCTCATAGCTGGATTTGAACCAACATTGAACGGGTAACAACCGTTTGTCCTGCCATTGAACGATACGAGATTAAACAATCCTGCTTTCGTATGCCAACTAAAGCCCAGATTGCGGTCAAGATGTGGAGCTACAGGATGGTATTACAACCAATGACCATGCACAGTCTTAGTTTTCCTGCTTGCGTGAGCCGTGAAAGAATCGAACTTCCAATGTACATAATGACGAGAGTTTTACAGACTCCCTGCTCTACCAAGAGCGACGACCCATTGTCGGGGTTCTTTCCCTTGATCTATCCCGAACCCCAAACTCGGATAGAGGGTGAATAAGTGGATTGGTCTTTACCACTACTGCCTAGGGAAAGTGTCTCATTGTACACCTTTGAGCAGACCAAGTGTTGACTCTCAATCGGGCGTTACCCCCACCTGTGCGTTACCAGACTCTCCCGAACTGGTGTTCCGCCATATTCTGGAAATCTTGCATGGATTTCCATTGTGGACAATAGGGGATTCGAACCCCTACGAACTGCGTGCAAGGCAGTCATGCTCCCATTAACATCAATCGCCCATTCGTGATCCTCATACTATCACGACTGTTACTACTTGTCAAGCTGCGTTGGGTGACTGGGAATCGAACCCAGTTTAGTTCCGTATCAGAGAACTGTTCTAACCAGTCTACTATCACCCATTGATAAGTGACAAGTCTTTAAGTCCCTGTCACTAGTCGGGATAGTGGGACTCGAACCCACGAAGATGTCCTGTCCCCAAAACAGGCGGCCTAGCCACTGGCCCATATCCCGAAGCTACGCTGGTGGATGAACTTACGACCTATGTGTGCTCATACGCACTAGGATCATCTCTTGTCGGTCAACTGACCAGCGTTATACCATTGTATCATACAGTCTGATACGTGTCAAGCACCACGTACTCATCAACTGAGTAGCGAGGCCAAGGCTCATACTCGGGGCGTGTTGGGTACATACCCCCAGCCTTCTGATGTTCCAGAGCAGCAACCTCATTGGAGTAAACTCCATGGATGATGTCTCCGTCGTAGTCACGTTCCGTTACCAAGTAAATGTTCATGGCTAGAGACTAGCACGTCTTGGATTATCTGTCAACCGAGGTACCTGTGAGGCTCGAACTCACAACATCGACGTTACAAAGGTCGCGCTCTACCAATTGGAGCTAAGGTACCATTGCAGTCACGTCCAAATACCACCGACTGGACTACCTGCTCTATAGGGCCGGATTGTGGCTTTTTCCCTACAGCTAGATCCTCCTAAGGGAATCGAACCCTCATCACTGCATTACGAAAGCAGCATCTTACCATTAGACCAAAGAGGCATTGTGGTAGAGCGGAGTCGTGCCCTACCAACAACTACGATTATACACTATCCTGTGAGTTTGTCAACTCGGTATCTTGTACCGGCGTATACTTGACCAACCTGAATGTGATTGTTCCATCGCAGAGCGTCTTCCGTGCCGCTGCAATTGCGGCCTTGGGAGATGTAAACATCCAAGGAACTCCTGTGACTTTACCATCTCTTGTCCATACATGCTCGTATCTGAAACTAGAGTCTGGACGAGCCTTGCTCCAAACTACAACCCAGTATTCATCTAAGGTCATCTGGATTCCTAGAGCTTGGTGGGGTCCATCCTTCTGTATCAGCTACACCCTTGGCATAAGCTGCGTCTACAGCTTTCTGGATTGAAGCCTTGAGAGCCTTTAGGTCAGGAACAATATAAGTCCATGCCCTGAATTCAACAGTGTTGGTGATGAAATCATTCGGCCCTTTACTGGTGCCCATGTGCCTTTGAAGTTCTTGTCCAATAGCCAAAGCCATATCCTTGTAGATATATTCCTCAGCATCCAAATTAGTAAACTCAAGCATTTCTTCGCTTACAACATACCTGCTGGAAACACGAACGATGCCGTCCATGATTTCATTTTTGTTCGGAATATCCATAGTCCTCCTTAATTAGTTAAAGAGCACCAATACTCGATAGATACTCTTCAATTTCAGAAGGCATTGGAGGTTTTGTTTGAATACTATCATTCCCCCCAACCCCCATCTTTCGCTTCAAGCGTACATCATCATAGTCCACGATGTCAACTGTGTCGTTAACCTGCTTCGGACTACGGGTAATGCAGTTGTAGACTGCACCAGCCACGGCGTCAGCCAAGTCCTTGCTTCCCTTGCGAGGGTGGTCAACCTGTGTGTTCGACACAATACGTAGTTGACTAAGCTCATCGAAGAGGATGTCGTTGGCTGGCATCTTGACACGATGCTCATAGACCAGCATAGCAAGATCGTCGTAATGTTTCAAGGCGACACTCAAGGTCTCAGTATTGACTCCAAGTCTGTTGAGTTCCATCTGCGTATCGAGAGAGTTCCAACGGTCGAAGGTGACAATTCCGATGTTCACCCCACGTCTACGTAGGCCCACGATCCAACTACGTACTTGCTTCAAATCGATTGGCTGCCCCGGCTTAGGCTCCCAGTAAGCAACCATGTCTACGACAACCTCAGGGACAACCTGTTCGTAGTCATTGAACTGTCCAGTCTTGACCCACTTGTTCACATGGGCTACCGCCACCGCTGCACGGTCCTGCTTCTGGGCAAGGTCGGCATGGAGGAAGTACTTGATATCTGGATTAGGTACCCATGACTGGTCAACACGATTGACGCCGTCAATTGGATTACGAATGACCATAGAATCTCGCAGGGCTGGGATGTTCTTGATGAACGCATCCGTGTAGGACTGTCCCATACAAGCGAAACGCTGTAGCGCGTCACCGGGGTCTTCTAGGAAGTTACGCTTGTACGAATTGATCGTCTTGGTGGGGTTAACCTTCCACGAAGGTGCCTTCAATGCGAACACTCCGTCAATGGCGTAGCTGACTACCTCATCCTCTTCCCACGCAATTGTGAAGGTGTTTCCCTCAGTGTCGTCTGGCAGTTCCTCATTGACCTTAAATGTGTGTGTGAATTCGTAAGTCTTCTTCTCACGCACTACCTTGTCGTAACGCTCGGAAATGAAGTCACCCTTGTAACGAGGGAAGGAAAGTAGAATGACCTTTCCAATCTCATCGAAACGGGAGTCTACAGAAGCGCGGAACATCTTGTAGATAGCATCACCAGTCTTGGCCTGCTCATTGCCTGTATTGGATGTCTGGGCGAAACCAGAAATCTCGTCAAGGATTGCGAGGATGAGGTTCAGTCCCTCATGGCTCTCACGCTCGGAGTGTCCAGAGTATACCGTGACATTCTTGATGAATTCAACAGCGATGATGGTGGGGTTGTACTTGCCAGCGAACCATGGACAACGCTTGATCAAGTCCTTGAAGCGCTTGAAGAAAACGTTCTTCGCCTGCTCTGCATTGATAGCGATGTTGATAAGGTCAATGGCGTCACCGGGAGGCTTGCCGAAGTACTTTGCTGGGTCTTTCAGACACAACAGCTTGTATACCATGTAAGCACAGCCAATTGTGGACGTATAGTCCTTACCGCTACCCTTGCCCAATGCGAGGACGATTTCGTTCTTGGTGTACTTCTTGTAGTGTGCCCTGCCTCTTTCACGTCCCATAAGGCGCTCTAGGTCTTGGACACGATAAATCTGGGACATGGCCTCAACCATATCTCGTTGAATTTCTGACAGGGGTGGTTGGTTCAGGAAGTTCGGTCCCAAGAACGTATCTAGTTCTACGGGGTCTTCCTCAAAAGGGTTGTCGTCAAGAGCGACAAAGAACTCTGAGAAGTCCATGTCACTCATCGATGATCACAGCTTCCTTACCGATACCCGCCATGCGCTGCAATACCTTTGGCTTACAGTGAGCACACTCGCTAACGACCTCTGTGATGATCCTCATGATGGCTGCCTGCTTGGCTTCCGTTTCCAGCATCTTCTCAGCTAGCTCACGGTTCTCAAGTAGTCCTGCCTTCTGCAACATCTCAATACGAGACTTCTCAATGTCAAGGATCAGTTTCAATGCACCAGTACGGGCACCAAGGGCGTCTGCATTCTTAGCATCCTCCATGATGTCGTATGCTTCCTTGATCAACTGGGAGTAGTGCTGATCGGCACCAGCCAGTGCTTCTCTTGCCCTGACCCGTACAGCATCAGAGTTGGAAGCCATGACCTTCCATTCCTTGACGAGGGTGACAACCCTGTGCCTTGGAATATCTAGTTCAGTGGAAATCTGTGTCTCACTCTTTCCCTTGAGGTATTCTGCGGCAACTGTGTTGACTTCATCCAAGTGTTCTGCGAGGTCTGTCATCGTAGCCCTGCTTCCTTGAGCTTGCGACTAATCGTCTGAATGCTTGTGTCGCATTCCTCAGCAATATCCTTCAACGTACGACGCTCCATTACATAGCGACGACGGAGGAACGCTGGGCTGTCATATAGCTTTGCTACCATCACTTCTCCTTGATTACCTTGCCCCAATTGCTTGCGGCGAATGTTGCGATTCCCATTGCATCAGCAACGTCATCGTCATCCACGTTAGTCCCGTAGGTCTTGTTCATGGTGTCGATTGTCCTGTGCTTACGAATGTCACGTTCCTTGGCCTTGTACCAAGCGGCAGACTTATTGGGAGTTGCCTTCTTGATGGCTGCTTTCTCTGCCGCTGTCAAAAGGCGTGTACCAATGAATGACTGCCACGCAATAGGGCTAACGCAATGCGATTCCTTGGCCCCACCCAAGAATGCTCCACCCAGCAATGCTCCCTGAGCCTTTGCCAATTGTGCAGCAGTATTGTGTGAGTTCGTATAAATCGTATCTTCGATCACAATAATTGTACCATTAGGCAGCTTGTCAAAGAATGCCTTTGTTTTGTTCGAGATGTCTTTCATCTTCTCGTTGATGTTATTGCCATTGAACTTGATCTTGCCGTAGCGAATGATCTTACCGTCCGTATAAATAGCAAATGCCATCGAGTTAGTGCTAGCGTCAATACTAACAAAACTCGATGGCGGTGCTACGTTGAGAATCTTTGTGATTCTAGGCATTGTGTCTCCTCTTTAGGTTCTCTACTTCACGGAGGACGACATGCTCTGAGAAATAGCAAGAAGCGCAATACTTAGATTCGTTGTAGACAGAAAGCACATTTGTACAATCGCTATTTGCACAAATGCGTTTCTTTGTCTTACGTCGATTAAGCTTGCGCTCTTTGCTCTTTATAGCTTGGTTGTGTTTGGTTGCCGCTGTACGGCATTCTTCCGAACAATAAATTTGAAAGCTCACTGTCGGGGAGAATGGGGTGTGGCACCAATCACATTGCTTCATCCAAGCTTCTCCAAAGCTGGCAGTGCGATATCGCCTTCGAGGGGCAATGTTGCACATACCTTTGATAGAGGACATGACTTGCAAATCTTGGAATTGGCACGGTAATTCTTCTTGGGCAACTTGCGGTCAACCCAAGCCTTATGCACAGTACGCATCCATCCAAATGCACTCTCGACCCACGCCTTGTTCTCTGGGGTCATTTCCAGAGGAATAGCGAGGAGTTCATGAGTATCCTTGTTCTCATAAAGGATTACACCAAGGTCAAAGCCTTGAATGTACATGTAGATCAATAGCTGCGAACGGTGATAAGGGAGCGCATTACCTGCGTCCTTCCTTCGCTGAAAGGCGATATCTCTTGTCGTCTTAATCTCGACAGGGAGGTTGCCATCATTCCAGAACAGTTCAAGGTCTTGGTAACCGAAGATAGGAGGATCACTGTTGATGATCTTCTTCTCAATGGAAGCGACAATTGCCGTCTTCGCTACTGCCTTCTGGATTCTCTCATGGCTGTAAGAGCCATTTTGCATGTTAGCAATTTCCTGCGGAGAATTATCCGATTCGAACTCTCCACCATCAAATGCTAGGTACCAATAACGGGGGCATTCACCTGAACCGTATACTAGCGATGATGGAGCGAACGTCTTCTTCTTCTTGTACTCGATGGGATTCTCTGGGAGATATCCCTGTTCGATTGCTGCGATCAGAGCCTTGGTATCAACCAGACCCTTTGCAGTTCTTGCTTCCCCAATTAGATTCTTGAGTAAGTTCTTAGCCATATACCTTATCTTTCGCCATGTATTTCAGTGCATCACAAAGTCTACGAGTAGCTTCGGTCAGGCTGTAATACAGATTCTTTTTGTCTCGCTTCGTCTTATCGACGTTGGTGTAGTAGCTGGCAAGCATCGAGAACTTAGCTGCGAATGCTTCCAAGCGAACAATCGTTGTCGCCACCTTGTTCGGTGGGATATCGGGATTCACCATCATCTTGACGATCACTGCGAGAACTTCGTTCAGGTCATCGTCTACCATCAGATCACTGATCTTCTGGAATTCGTCTACCTGTTGCACCAGTTCAAGAGTGGTGGACATTATTTGTTTCCTTCTAGTAGATATTCTAGCATATCGTACTCTATCACCGCTAGTCGGACCTTTCTGTCCCCTTCACCGATGATGAGGTACAACAGGGGAGACTTACCCTTGTCTACCCTCATGGTATCTGTGCAAAGCTTGGCCCAGATATCTTGGTTGAGCGTGAATGACTTCTTGGCGAACTTGGCATCGATGACGAACTCTTCTGTGGACATATCTGCCTTTTCCAAGTTTCTACCGCTGTTCTTGTGCTGCCGTGCGCCAATGCGCTTTGCCTCAGCCTTTTCCAGCTTGTTATAGTCAGCCCCCTGCATATCTGGCCTTAACCTCTGCCTTGGTTGGCTTACGCAAAGACACACTGGACGTATGTCCGCACGAACAGCGCCAAGTCATTTCCTTGATGTCGTTGTACCAGAACCTAGCCTTACGAACCTCAAGTCCGCATTCTTGGCAAATGTACTTACCTGAATACTCTGCGTACTCTGGCTTAGACAAGACGCGCCTCTAGTTCCTTGAGCCTGTCAGGACTTTCCCTGAACCACTTGACCACATTGTCCTTTCCCTGAATCTTCAATTCATCTCCATAGTAGTACCAGCCCTTGCCGGTGATGATTCCTTCTTCAATCGCAAGGTCCACTGCGTCATTCACTGTATCTACACCAATGTGGCTACCGTCGAAGTAGAAGTGGTATTCCCCAGACCTGAACCCTGCGCCCGTCTTATTGAAAGTGATGTCCCAGTTGACCTTTCGACCAATGGTACGCTGCACGATCTTGTCTCCGATGAAGGTGTCACCCTTAATAGCTTGGTTTTCAGACTCGGAGCTAAACAACTTGATGATTGTGGAACTGTAGAACTGGACAGCCTTTCCACCTGTTGGGATGAGGCTTGCGTGCATGGAACCGAAACTGTTTCGAGTCTGGCTAATTAGGATCAGGAGCGTGTGTCCCTGATTCGCATAGTTCAGCATCTTGACAGCGTTCGTCATATCCCTTGCCTCAGCACCAATCTGCTTGGTATCGACAAGGTCTTTCAGATCGTTGCTATCCTTGTCGAAGTACACTGCGGGTAGTAGCGAGGAGATTGAGTCCACTACGATGATGTCTACACCAGCCTGCATTAGGTGAGTGCCAACGTCCACCATATTGTTGACTGTTTGCGCCTTCGAAACGATCAATTTGGTCGTATCCACACCTAGGGTTGTAGCCCACTTTGGGTCGAAACTCGACTCCGCATCGATCCATGCACACACCTTTCCTACTGCCTGTGCCAGTGCAATCAATTGAAGCATTGTGCTGGACTTGCTTGCTGACTTGTTTCCCCAGATCAAAACCTGACGACCGTAAACCAATCCTCCACCTAGCGCCTTGTTCAGGCTAGGGCTTGGGGTCTTTGCGTATTCAGGCTCTGGGAAGTCTGAACCCATGATGATCTGCTTGCGTAGTGCTGGACTGAGTCCTGCGATAATCTGTTCTAGCTCCATCATAGACCTGTCGATCCCAGTCCCATTTCACCACGAAGGGTTTCAGGGATTTCTGACACTGTAATCAGGTTGGCCTTTGTGTAACGCTGGATTACCAGTTGAGCAATCCTGTCACCAGCTTCCCATGAATAGTACTTGCCATTGGCATTGTACAGGATTACCTTGAGTTCTCCACGATACCCGCTGTCAATGGTACCCGGCGCGTTGAGCACGGTGATTCCGTACTTTGCAGCGAGTCCTGACCTTGGGTGTACAAGTCCTACATAGCCCTCAGGAATTGCAATGGAAATCCCAGTGCCGACAACGGCAACGCTGCCAGCACCGAGACCACCACGTTCCAGAGCATGTAGGTCCATGCCTGCATCATCTTCATGTGCGTACAGTGGAGTCCAAGCTCGTTCATCCAAATACGCAATCATCACATCTACTTTGTCAATCATCGTTCAACACTCCTATAGATCATTTCGCCACCGCGTCCCTCAGACCATTCGATCTTCTTGGCTCTACCCGGCTGTAGACGGATAAAGGCTTGGCTGTAATTGCTGGGGAATACGATCATGGAATCCAATTCCCTAGCGCTGTTCGCAACAATGACTGTTGCCATACGCTCACGCTTCTTTGTCCATCTGGACGAGAAGTCGATAACGAATAGCTCGTCATCTTCACAAAGCTTACCCTCATGGTTCAGGAACTCCACAATGGGAGACTCGGAGAACTGAGTGGTCAAGTCGAATGGGACAAAGTCCACGATCCTGTTGTTGCCAATCAGGAGAACGTAGGCGTGACCCTTTTCGATTGTTGTATCTGGCGAGCAGAATACCGACGCAGCACCGTGCTTGTCCATGAAGGTAGCACGCGCCCATGTTGGCTTCTTGGCAACCTCAGTAACGATTCCAAGAATGATGTACGCACCAGTCTCATCAACGTCCTGTGTAGTTGACAGGAATGCAGGCCAATGGTCAGGAACCCTAGCAGACATCTCAGGAAGATTAAGGAACTCGTAAAGATTCGCCTTGATCCTCGCCATTGTGGTTGGGTTGTCATCGAACAGGCAAGCACCGATGTTATTCAATGCTCCCAAGGAACGAACGTTCACACCGCTGCCCTTGGTTCCTACGAACTCCTCAACCTGCTTGTATGACAAGAATGGACGCTGATCGATGTACTTCTGTGCAGAAGTATCCGACAGGAACTTCACAGGAGAAAGACCGATGCGAATTGCATCACCCTCAATCGTGAAGCTGACACCAGACTCATTGACGTGCGGGAGCTTGATCTGGATACCCAGACGCTTTGCCTCAATGAGGTACTGCGTACGAATGTCCTTGTCATTCTCATTGCAGAGAATTGCCCACATGAACTCCAATGGGTAGTGCAGCTTCAAGTAGGCTGTCCAGTATCCGATCAACGAGTATGCGTAAGCGTGTGACTTGTTGAAGGAATATCCTGCGTGAGCCTCGAAGTCGTGCCAAAGCTTCCAAGCTGTCTCTTCGCCTACGAACTCTGTCGCATTCTTGATGAACTTGTCTTCGAAAGGCTTAAACTCTTTCGAGTCCTTCTTCTTACCGATGATTCGACGGACCTTGTCTGCTTCTGCCATTGACATACCGCCGATGGTGAAGCAGGTACGCATAACCTGTTCCTGATAGAGAACACAACCGTAGGTGTCGGAGAGGTAAGGCTGTAGCTCCACACAGGGATACTCAGTCATCTCTTCGCCATGCATCCTAGCGATGTACGATTTACCAATCGTATTTGCAGCACCGGGCCTAACGAGGGCGTTGGTGGCCGCTAGCTCCTCGAAGGTCTTTACCTTGATCTTACGCAACAATGATGTGTAAGGGGCAGCCTCACACTGGAACACGCCCAGAGTGTGACCATCTGACAGCATCTTATAGACATCCCTGTCGTCAAGCCTGAGCCTGTCCAAATCAAGTTTGATTCCGCGTAGCTCCGCAATCTTATCAACCGCATCGTGCAATACCGACAACGCCTTGAGTCCGAGGAAGTCGAGCTTGATCAATCCGATGTCGGCAGCTTCGTCCATGTCAACAGCTACGATGTGTAGCTCTTCCTTGGTCGCTGCAATCTTGCGCATCTCGATTGGTGCAACACGGTTCAACGGGATATTGGATGCAACAATACCAGAAGCGTGAACTCCCGTACCCTTGATCCTACCGCGAAGCTGTTCACCGTACTTGATGACCTCAGGGTAATTGTCCCTGAACTCGACTACGTTCTTGATATCGGACAACAAGAAGTCTTCCCAGCCATCAATCTGCTTGTTGACACGGTTGACCTCTACCAGAGGAATACCGAATACACGGGAAACATCCTTGATGATGTTCTTGCCGCTGAACTCTTGGAACGTCGCAATGGACGCAACGTGCTTGTACTCCTCAGCGAAGTAAGCCTTTACCTCCGCACGACGCTTATCCTCAATGTCGATATCGAAGTCGGGGAATCCATCACGCTCAGGGTTGATGAATCGGAAGAACTCAAGCTTGTCCTTGATAGGATCAAGGTTCGTGATGCCCATTCCGAAAGCGATCAAACAGCCTGCACCAGAACCACGACCGGGTCCAACCCAGATGTTGTTCTTGTGGCAGAAGTCGATTGCGTTACCAACCAATAGGAAGTACGGGGAGAAGTGCTTGCTAGAAATTACAGGCATTTCCTCTTCAAGGATTCGTGCCTGATATTCTGGGTGGTTGTCCCACAATCCCTTTGCCCTCAGTCCAGCAATGGTACGTTCCAGAACTACCTCATCTGGGTTATCGAACCGTACCGGCAAAAGGTCGAGACCCTTGGGCACAACGTAATCACCGATCTGTTCGTAAACCTTGAAGGTGTTGTCGAACATATCCTCGCGGGCGTCATCGCCCATTGCATCCCACATCTCCTGACCCGAAAGCAAATGGATGTCGAACTTATTGAAGGTCAGCATACGATCCTCAGCGTAAAGGTGGTCCAGACGCTTCATCGGGTCTTCAATCTGAATCGAAGACTCGTAGTCCGTATCCTTTACCTGCTTGGGATGCGTGTTGGCAATCAGCATGATTTCCTGAATTACCTTCTGGTCCTTCGTTGCATGGTGGCAGTCAGGAGTTACTAGAGTAGGAATACCCATGGAATCAGCAAGCTCGATAAGCTTCCTATTCATACCGGGAACGTTGTGAGGCATTACCTCGATGAAGTAGTCATCACCCTTGAGTTCCTTGAAGTAGGAAGCGACTTCCTTTGCCCTTGCAAAGTCGCCATTCTCGATAGCCTGATTGATCAGACCACCCATGCAGCCAGAACCGATGATGATTCCCTCATGGTATTGCTCTAGGAGGTCGTAGTCCATACGAGGCTTGTAGTGGAACCCTGTGGTCCATGCAAGCTCGTTCATCTTGTTCAAGTTGTCGTAGCCAGCCTGATCCTTGGCAACCATCAGCAAGTGGTGGTAAATCTTGTCAAGGGGACCAACGCGCTCTTCCTTCTTGCGCCTGTCAGTCCTGTCAGCAGTGAAATAAGCTTCGATTGCAAAGATTGGCTTGATACCGCCAGCTAGCGCTGCACGATGGAAGTCACGGTGACCTGTCAACGTGCCATGGTCGGAGACAGCAAGTCCCGGCATTTCAAGCTCCACTGCGCGTTCTACATATTCGGTCGGTGTTGCTACACCATCCATAAGACTAAAGTGTGTGTGGACGTGCAGAGGTACGTAGTTAATCAAGATTTGGTTTCCTTAGAAGTTAGAAGGGCTGGGGACCGAAGCCCCCAGCCACTTAGTTTGTTACCACTCTACGTTAGCAGAACCCTTGAGTTCGCCTTCCGGTGCTACGGAATTCGAGAATCCATAGAAGCGAGACTGCTCAGCGTAAGGCACGTCACGAAGGACTGCCTCGATATCAAATGGCTCTACTGCGGGCCACTTGAAAGGCTTTGCGTCAACAGCCTTTGGGTAGAACTGGTAGGTTGTGTTGTCCTTGCCAGTACCCGTACGCTTGAGGCGGAAGGTCAGGTTCGAAATGGAATCATTCTCGATGAAGTGATCCTTGATCATTGCGAACTTGTCGTTGCGGTAAACACCCATGGACCAAAGAGCCACATAGGGATCGTTCTTGCCATCGTCAACGAGGACATTGATGTAGAACTTCTGCTTGGAGCGCCAAGCCTTATCGAATTCTACCTGCTCACATGCCCAGCACTTTCCCTGAGAATCCATGGAGCACAGAGCGTGACGCTTGTATCCTTCTGGTCCCGGTGGCTGGTGCTCGTCAACTACAGCGGCTGTACCACGACCAAGATCGTAGTTGGGGGAGTTAACGTCAAGCTCATTGACGAAACGGAGAGTAACGTCATCTCCGTCCTTGAGTGAAAGCCACTTCGCCTTCACATAATCTACCGTCTCGCGTGGAGCGGTCTTCTCTTGAATTGCCTTGATACCTCTTGCAATACCCATTTACTTTTCTCCTAATAGTATATTCACTGGATTCTTCACATAGTCAGCCCACTGAGGAATGTCACTGTACGGCATCTCACCGATGTCCTTGTAACCCTCGGGCGGTACTACCATTATACCACGTCCCTCTAGCTTTTCGCAAAGCTTGAACGCTGCTGCCTTACCGGGAGAGTCATTGTCAGCTACCACGAAGATAGACTTATAATGGCTAGTCAGCAAGGTAATTTGCGTCTTTGAAGGGTTGGCTCCCATGGTTGAAATCGCTGGGATTCCGTGCTGGTGAGCCAAGATGGAATCGATTGGAGACTCGAACAAAAAGATGTCTGAGTCCCACTTGTGAAGGTTGATTCCAAACAACGTCTGGGACTTCTTGGTTCCCGTTGAGTTCTTGAATTCCTTGCCTTCGATACTACGTGCCTGAAAGCCGACGATAAATCGACCATCAGGTTCGTAGTAGGGGAAGATGACCATGTCCATGTTGCGACTGTAGCCAAGGTTGTATTCCAAGATACTCTTGCCATTGATACCGCGACTGTCGAGATAGCTCTGTGCCCTACCGCTGGTGAGCAGTTCGGATGTGAGCTTGTCTGTGACAACAGAATCAAATGGCTCGTACTTGTTTTCCTGATCAAGTTTCGACCTGATCGATTCAACGATGCTGGTCTCTGACTTGTAGGTGTCAATGAGACGGAGAGCTTCGAAGAAGGTCATGCCAGTCTCATGTCGAACCAAGTCTACCAGACTTGCGTGCTTAGTGCAAGCGAAGCAGTAGAACACTCCCGTGTCCTTACTTACCTCTGCCGCAGGAGTACGGTGGTTGGAGTGGTAAGGGCAGAAAACGATCACGTCATTAGGAGCCTCAGCCGCAGCATCAAGTCCGATAACTTCGAGAACCTTCTCTACCTGTCCCTCAGAGTACTCAATCACCATATTCCTTGTAGATAAACATGCCCTTGTCAAAGTCAACAACCAACAGGAACTCTCCCAAGAATCCATTGCGGTTCTTACGGAATACACATTCCATGATGTTGTCACCGGGCTGCCTACCGAATGCGATCAGCCAGTCAGCATCATACGCGATCTGCTTCGACCATGCAACTTGACCAAGCTGAGGAACAGAGTTCATGTCAGTAGCGTCGTCAGGTGTTGCAGACGAGATAGCCACAATGGCAATGTTCTTGTTGAGAGCAAGCTGCTTGAGTTCCCTCGACAATGCCTTCATCTTCTGGGTTTCCCCCTCAACCTTTGCGTTGGGGTCCATAAGGTTCAAGTAGTCGATGAACACAATGTCAGGTCGATACTGGTCAATCTTTGCACTGACTGTTGATGGCTTAACCGTTCCATCCATGCCGTCCGTTGAGACGATGTGAATAGGAGGGCGTCCATCAAACTTCTTGCCAGCCCAAAGTGTGAAATCTTCTGGCTCGACATATCCGCCAGAAAGCTTACGGTGAGACCATACGCCTTCGCCTTGGATTGTGAAGAGCCTTGTCCTTACCTCAGCCTCAGTCATTTCCAGACTGATGATGAGAGGAGTCTTGCCATTCTTCCATGCCTGTACCGCGAAGTACTGCATCATCCAAGACTTACCGATGGATGGGTAGGCAAGGAATACACCGAACTGTCCCGGTGTGATACCGGACGGCAGGCAAGCGTCGAAACCCTTGAGACCTGTCGTGATGCCGTAGGAACCACTGTCACGCAAGTCACGTACTTGCTTGAAATGGGCTAGGGCGCTGTCGATGTTGGTAGCGTCTAGGTCACGTACTGTAGACGTTGCACGGGTAATCTCCGATGCTGCCACTGTCATAGTTGTCAGGGCGTCACCAGCCTTACCGTCCTGTACCTGTTCTGCTGCCTTACGCAGCGTTGAGCGAACAGAGTCGTTCAGGAATTCGTTGCGGAGTTCGTCAAGATGATACTTGGTCGCTCCTGTATCTGTCGTGTATTCAAAACTGGGATATCTTTCCTTCACCAAGCCTACAGCCGGAACGCTCTGGTTCTGGTCGTAGTAGTTCCTGATGAAGTCCCAGATATCGGTGTGCGTCTTGAGTAGCGAAGAAACATTTGCCTGCATGAGGACGTGCATTTGCTTGTCATTCAATACTGCGGAAAGCGTTCTAGCTTCAAGATTCATCTAGTAGCTCCTTCATTTTGGCTCGCTGCGCTTTGCGAAACTCGTCGTCTTGCTGCTTCATGAGCATCGCCATATGGATATCAGTAGCCTTGAAGGCAAAGTTCTTCCATTGTGGATTGGTTTGGATTGAGAAGTAATAGTCCATCATCTCGTAAATGCGGTTCAAACCGAATGATTGAATCAACGCATCTGCCGCCCATTGTTCGGCATACTTATTGAGAGGAGGACGAACAAAGCCGTGGGACTTAGTTAGGTTCTCAAACTTTGAGATGACCGCGTACTTGTCTTTGTTCGTAGCTGCCATTACTTGCCTGAGAGGCGCTTTGCCATATCAGTAGTTTCCTTGATCGCATTCGAGAGGTCTTCCTTTGTTTCAGTGATCTTCTCGTCTAGCTGATCCTCGGCAAACTTCGCAACTCGCGTGCTTGCTGCTTCCTTCGACTCACCTTCGCGGGAGTCGTCTGAGATTTCTACCTCGTACTTGACATTGCTGAAATCACCAATGTTGATCGTGGTACCAACTCTCCATGTTACCTTCATAAGCATACCTTTCTAGTAGGCACGAACGTGCCGCTGCATCATAATATAGCACCAAAAGTGCCCTGTGTCAAATCGTTTCGGGGAAAGTAGGCACGAACGTGCCGTCTTCTGTCTTCAAATAAACTACATATGCCTTGTTCAATTTTGCCGATAGCTCTGACTCTGTGGGCACTTGGTTGTTGATTTTGAGTCCATCCTTGCGAGGTCTACCCCTGTGAATTCCTGCCAAGATTTCACGCATTGTATAGATGGTCTCTTCTTTGTAATATGTACAAATCCCATTTGGGTCTTCATTAACTGGCATCCTTGGAATTGGGCGAGGCAATAATCCCTTGCGGGTCAAATTGCCCAAGGATTCCCTTGAGTAATTCAAGAGTTCCCCAGCCTCTGTTCTGGTGAATGCCTTCTTACGAACACGCTTAAATTCAGGAATTGACATAAACATGAACTTGTCCTTCGACCAATTCTTGATCTTTACAATTCCCTGCGTTGGAACCTTTACTTCAACCGATACAAGATCGTCGCCAAGAAAATACACCTTGCGCTTCTTGTAAAGATAGGCGGTCATCCTGCTGCTCCGATTGCAATAACGGATACGAGCAAGGTGACGTTCTCACCTTCCTTTGGGAAGTTGATTGTACCTGATGCTCCTGTAGCCGATACGGAGGTAATGATAACATTGGCTTCCTGTGCTGCCGCTGGACTTGCTGCATCCTGAGGAATCATCAGAGTTGCCGTTACTGCTGGGATTGTACCAGACGCGAAGACAGGGTTGAACAACACACTCCACTTCTCGGGAGTAGCCGTTGATACCTTGGAGTTTGTGAGAACAGCAACCGTCTCGCCGTAGAACTGTCCCTGAGTCACACGTACGGGAGTCTGCTTGATTCCCTTGGTGACAACCGTGACGCCTGCTGCTTGACTGAAAATCTGTTCGTGCATTTCGTTGATTGCAGCGGCGTGCTCCTGCAAAACCTCCGATGAAATCGGGGTTCCCTGTGAGATAGTTCTTACCTTAGCCATAGTCTAATTATACCATTGTCAGATCGTGTTCGTGACCAACAGTGTTGAAAACTGTCAGTGGCGTCTTGGTAAGAGGTAGCTCAGGCAAGACGTAGCGCTTGATGTAAGTTGATCTTGTTACTGCGATGTCTACCGCTGTCGGTACCGTCTGGATCAAGCCAGTCACATCATACACCATCGGAGAGTCGAACGCATACGACTTGGTTGCGAGGGAGTCCATGAAAGTCCAGTCTGTTACTGTTGCTCCGAAGTACCATCTCACGTAGAGGTCATACTGGGGGAGTCCGTAGCTGTCTTGCCAGTTGAGAGCGATGTTCCAACGTACGGGATCATCAGCTACTCTAGCAGACACGATAGACATGGATGAAACCTCACCCTGATCGTAGAAGCTGTTTCCATCATAGTCTTCTGGATCATACACGGGTGGATAGATGTGGAACGCAGGAGACCATTCCGACATGGAGTTACGGCTGTTGGATACAATCTTGAATCTAACAACAAGTGCTCCGTCTAGAGTAGCTGCTGGAAGATCAGCTTGCTTGACTACAATCCTTGGCATTAAAGAACCTCGACATTAAGACGGAACTCAATGTATCCCGGCTCACCCTCATCGCTTACGATTGGCATTGGTGGAGCAAGAGAACCGTTACGCACGATACTATAACCAGTCATTCCATAGAGAGGATTGTTACTGGACAAGTTCTCGAACCTCATGCCGTCCAAGAATACGAAGTAGTCTTCTGCGAGCAGTCCTGAAATCACGGTTGGCTCAACCTGCACGGAAATCTTTACGGTCCTTACGTTGGACCATGAGAAGTTGGACGAATATGCTAGGTTGGATAGGGGAACGGAGACAACCTTATATCTGTTGCCACCTAGCTCTGTGTCTGGGATTTCTGTATACAGCTTTGCATACCCGCTGGAATCAGACTCGGAGTAAAGGAACTCAACGAGAAGCTTAACGTTCTGGGGAGCTACGGTAATACTGTCGCTAGGTGCGGTAGACACTGACAGAGCAAGACGTAGCTCGTCTCCTGTGGAGTTGGCAGAGAAGTCCATGGCTCTTGTGTCAATGTGGATATGGGATGATCCTGCGTTGGCAGAACCATAATTTCCCACCCTTGTGATTGTAGCTGTATCTCCACGCATACCGATTGAAGTCTTTCCTAGCCTACCGCCCTCATATTGATTCTGGCGTGGCAGGGACTGGAACAATGAGTTGTTTGTCTCTACGGCAAAGATAGGATCGATAATGGCCTTATCAATTGACAGGGTTCCTTCCGACAAAGCGGATACCGTTTCTACAGAGGACATTCCTGTGGAGCTATGCACCACCCATCCCTCTTCGGGAGACATGCCGAATAGCAAACGGCTTTGGCTGCCAAGAGCATTGGGGTCTGATGCTGCTGTCCATAGCGAAGCTTCGGAGATTACGAGTCGTTCATTGGACGGAATCTCTGCGGTGAATACCAGTTGGGTCTGATCCTCGTTGGCAAATCCTCTGGATACGATTGGGAGGCGCTTGGTCTCAAATGTCATTGCTGGATTGGAAGCATAGATGTTTCCTACGATCTGGGACACAAGTCCTTCAACGGCTGTTGCCGTGAGGTTAGCGTGTGTGAAGTCGAACGTGACAGTTGATCCTGTTACTGAGTACACAAGATATTCTCCGCTGATGTCTGGTGTTCCTGCTGGAATGATTGTCTGAACGACCCTGATATCCATACCCGGCACGAACGTGTGTGATCCAAGATTAATAGTCGCACGATTGGACGTGATTGTCAGTTCGGTGAAGAACCTTCTGTAGCCCGTGTCTGGACTGGCACCACAGCCAAGTCCGATGTGTGTTGCATATGCGGAAGTGTGACCAAGCATATACTTGGCAATAATTTCCCTACCTGCACCTGTGATCATTCATTCCTCCATGCCATATGTCACTCTTACCATTGTTCCACCCGAAAGGGCTTGAACGTCTACCCCCTCATCCCCCTCAAGCTTAATGAGGTTGATGATCAAATCTCCGTTCTCATCGATCAGGATACCGGGAAGGGATGGGTCTGTCAAATCTACAGCCGAGATGTACTTCGAAATATCAATCGTCGTGACGCCCGCTGACCTTGGCGCACCGACCTTGAGGAACTTCGCTGTGATGTCCTTGGTGATGTCGTCAATCTCAGACGTGAGTTCGTAGTTGAGTCCGACTCCACCAACTGTATCATGCCTTGCGATGGAGGCTAGCTCAGCGCTGCCGAAGACTTCGAACAGAGGAGTGATTGTAGCACTCGCATCTTCGATTGTCAAATTCTCTGCTGCGAACGTATTAGCCTTCAGTTTCACGGCAAGGGTGTTCTTAACTGGCTTGAAAAAGATAGTGTCGTATGGAACGGAATTAACCATCAGGTCTCCGTAGCGAATACTGTCATCTTGCTTCCACCGCTGTCCTTGTCATATGTAACATTATACACGACGAACTGCTTGTCGGCAGGAGCAATGACATCATGACCCTTTACCTTGTAGTCGATTGTAACCAAGTCACCAAGCTGCAATGTTGGGGTTGGGAAGATTTCGAACCCTACGTTGTGGCGTGGACGAGAAGCCTTTTCCATAATCCAAGTCAATGTCTTTTCTGCCGTTGCAGAAGTCTGAATAAAATCGGACTGCAAAGAAAGCTTCTTGTCTCCGTGACGCATTCTATTGATACGCAAGCGATTGTAAAGGTTGGAGTTCTCCGTGACGTTTGCAACGTCAACAAGATTAGCAACATTGGACTTACGCTCCAACAATTCATCAATCGTCAATGTGTGGGTTGCATTCTGTGTGAATGTAACTCCAAGAATACGCAAGTAGTTTCCTGTCTCTGCATTCAAGGACAATAGGTTGTCTGTGCAGTTGAATACCATGAACTCTGCACCGTAGGCTGTTGGCTGGAATCCACTGATTGTGTACCCACGGAATCCTGCTGGTGCTGGGGCGATCTGGGCAATCAATGCTGGGAAAGCCTGATCGTACTTGACGTTCATGTACGCGGCCTCGCGGAAGATTGTTCCAAACTCATCGTAGAACACGTTGTAGCCTGAGCTATCTCCAACTCCTGATAGGAAGCTGGACTGCAATACACCGGCTGCGCCAGACCTACGTACCAAGTCGAAGCGGTTCTGGTTGCCCAAGACTGCTGCTCCACCAGCTTGTGATGGTGCTGGGAATCCTGCCTTGGCAGAGATAGCGTAAAGGTGCTCGAACATCACCTTTGCTCCACCACGGCTGAACAACGCTACGTGATCCTTTACTGGAAGAGGATCAGGGTCTGTTACTTCTCCGATCTTGCGGTCGTTGAGGAACAGGAAGAATGTTCTACCGTCTGCGGAATCAGAATATTCTACACCAATGTCGTATACGGAATCCTCGGAAGCTGTGAGGTTTGGCTTCTGTCCGTAGAACTTTCCTGAGTCAACAAGAATGGACTGTAGTCCTGCCCATAGACGGAATGGTGTGATGATGGGATCAACAAGACCTAGCCACCAGTCTGCGTTCCATCCTGTAGGGCTACCGCTCAAGACCACGCGAGTTCCAATCAAATTGGATACAGTGTATGTTGTGGAAGGTGCTCCGGTTCCTGTGATCTTTACCTTATCACCACTCTTCAATGTATGTGTTGGAATTGTAAGAGAGGCTCCTTCTACAGCCTTGACCCTACCGCCACGATCATCGCTGACAGTCTTGTAGAAGAAGGTATTGAATAGCTGTTGGGTTTCTGTCCACGTCTTGGCTGTTGTAGCTGTCAAGAATGGATTGACGTAGTTGTGTGCTGTTTGTACGTGTGCAACAGTCACCATTCCAGTTTCATTGGTGTCAGAGATATTGTCAACTGCCAGAGGATACATAGGAACGTTTGTTCCAATTCCCGGCACTGTCACAATAACTGGATCAACAAAGATAACCTTTGGGGAAGACGTGTCTCCCGGTACATCAGTTGTATCAATGGTGAACGTATTGGCAGCGACAGTCTTGACAAGGTATTGTCCATATAGCTGATTGATGCCAGAGAATACGGCATACACGTCTGTCTGGGCCTTTGGGTTTGTTGCTTGGGTTGTGATGGTGTATCGGAAAACTCCTCCACCCTGAGCAACACCGGCAGAAACAGATGTAATTGCATTCCTTGTATCGATTCCCATTTCTGCCAAGTTCATGACAGACCTTGAGTCGTCAGCGGTTCCTTCCCAATCTGCACCGAACTGTCCACCGTCAAAGAACGTGATGGAGTCTTCGTCTGCTGGGAGGATGTAGGCAGGAATACGCTCAAGGCCAATGTTGTCGTAGAACACAGTCTGTCCAACGTCCTTTGTGGCAGGCAAGTAAAGATACGCTTCTCCTGAGCCAGTAACAGTTACAACCTGACGTAGCTCTTCACCCGAAGACCTTACCCCTGTATCTGTCTCACCGGGTTCTAGCTGCTTTGGGAATACCTTTGTTTCTGATGCTCCAACCACGAACTTTGGCTTGGTGCTTTCTGCCGTGTCCCAAGCAATGTCAGGGCTTGCTGAATTCATGACTGCGCTGACAACGTAACGTCCTGCGGTCACAGGTCCAAGATCAACAACAGCAAATGGGTTGGCTGCTGACCCATACCTGTCAACACGTAGGGAATACCCATCAGTGTCACCGAAAGAAGTGCTTCGCATTGCGCGTACCTGAGCGGAAGGCTCAATATACTTCACCTTGTCATACGATAGGGTATGACGCTTGTTCGGAGTATCGTATCCAACGGAGTAAACGGATGAGTCCGTAGAGAAGTTCTGGTCGAAGAATGAATTGGAAGAGCCGTCCTTCGAGATTACCAGTCCTGTTCCGTAGTATGTGATCTTGGAGCCTGACTTGGAGAACCTTGTACGCAAGTGGACCTGACCATTGAATGGGGTGATCTTGAATCCATAGTTTACCCATGTCCAGTCCGTACCCACGGAAACCGCTCCGCTGAATGTCTCTGAGGAGTACCACTTGCCCTTGGTCTTGTGACGCCACTCGTTGGAGCGACGTAGACCAATCTGCATCTTTGTCTTGGAAGAAGCCTTAACCCATAGTCCTACACGGACGTAATTGTCTGCCATAGTCACAGGCAGTGAAGTGTTGTAGGCGTCACTTCCTAGTGTAGGAGCATTGTCACCATAAGAGCCATCACCAGCTAGGAGCCATCCTCTATCTGAGTAGGCCGTTCCCTTCATGTACGTACTCGAAGTGAAGGTCTTGATATTGGTTGTCTTCACATATGCGTCTTGGGAAACAAAGGCTTGGGTTGCCCTTCCTCCATGTGTCTTGGTAGTGGAATATACCTTTGGCTTCCAACGTCCTACCGCTGCCGCTGGGTCATTGATTGCCCTTGGGTTCTGGGCAAAGTTCGCAGAGAGAACAGACCTTGCGCCTGCGGTCTTCATACGAGGGTTCTTGAATTCATTCTTCCTATCAATGACAACAGTGCCACCGGCAAGAACGGCATCCAAATCCTTGAATGTCTTGTTTGTTCCGCTAAAAGTAAAGGTGATATCCTGCGCTGTTGATGTAGCAGACTTAATCTCGTCACTATTCAGGGTGACGGTTGCCCCAGCATCATCCTTGTAGGAGAAATGAATTGCGCTCAGATCATCAACAAAGGTATAAGTCGTCTTTCGAATATCGAACTTGAACTCATTATCTCCAACCCAAGAAACGCTCACAACTCCATTGATGTTTGGAATGGCGGTTGAAGTCTCGAAATTGACATTGGTCAACGTTGTTCCAATGGCGTAGCCGGGATTAGTTCCATCTACCAAGGTCACAAGAGCCACACCAGTTGAATCAATACTGATGGACTTGATAGCCGCCAATGGCAATGGGGATGTTCCCGCTGACGCGGTGATAGCTGCGGTATCAGGATAAGGTGCCGAGAATGTATATGGAACCGTGATAAGGTCATAGTAGACATCGTTGACATCTACACGCTTGACGGGGTATGACCCATTGATGTCAGCATTGTCTGTTGGGAACTCTGTAACAGTAATGGTATCACCTACGGCAATGATCTTTGGTGTGTCTACTAGGGTAAGCTTTACCTCATTGGATGTGACTACCGCCGCAGAAACCTTACCCAAGGTAACCTCATGGTTGACATCCTCGAATGAGTAATCCTCTGTTGCTCCGGTGAGAGCCTGTAGCTCCATGAAGTATCCGTGATTCTTCACTGGGTCAACAAGAATACCGAGGCCACCACCGCCACCAGAAATTGTCAAGTCAGCGTTTGGTGTAGTCATGTAAGGCTTGGTGAGAATTTCAGAACCAATTGGCTCCTGTGATCCCGTGCTCAGGATTTCACCAATGATACGCATACGTGTACCGAAACTTGTGGGCACGGCGTCTAGCTTCTTGTGTACATAACTAACATGGTCACGTCCCTGATTTGCACCAGAGAGAATCATTGCAGAAGATTGTAGCTTATCAACATCATTTGCCGTAGTCACACGGGAAAGAGGGTTGTTGATTTCGCTGGACACGCTGCTGAAAGTGGAAGCTGTGGATTGTGCTGTGACACCATTGGACACGTAGCCTGCTCCATTGTCAGTTGACAAGGACTGTGGATAATTCACCACTGATGATAGTGTGAAGAGGTAGTTGCTGTTCTGGTACATTCCGTTGAGGCTGCTTACCCAATCCTCAGTGAGACCTTCGTGGTGGTCAACAATTTCAGTGTTGAACTTTCCACGACCATGTTCGGAAACGGTACCTTCTACAAGTGAAGTGTTTCCATAATCATCCGTGTCTGTGTATGGTTGTGCGTAGATGCGCAACATTCCTGTTGGGTAAATCTTGCCATTGAATGGCAATCCAAGGAAGTAGTTCTGGTACTCATCGGCAGACTGAATCCACACATCGCCTGTTCCGGTAACGCTGAACTGCACTGCATCATAGTGAATGATTTCACCATTGGCCCAAAGATATCCATTGTATGAAGAGAAGTAGTTTGCGGACTCTCCCACGCTGATAAGGTTGTCCGTGACAACTCCACCAACAACCTGTGGGACTGTTGTTGTCAGTGGTGCGCTCAATGGGAATGCACTGAGGGTGAACTCGGACTGCTTCTCTACCGCATCGTTCTGGGACTTTACGTTATCCTGACCGGTTGCCTCCCATACCATGACGGGGGAGTAAATCCATTCCTTGTCCTTGTCACCATAAAGGCTCTGGGACAGTCTGCTTGTGCGCTGAATGTAACGCTTGGTGAAGGTTACCTCTCCATTGTTATAGAGTTCCCTTTCGGAAGAAGACACGTCCTTGATGTTTGCAAGGGCACCGTCCTTATCTGTACCGCGCAAAACGAGGTCAGTGCTGCGAACATTTGCGTCAGGCAATACATATGCTGGGAATGCAATAACGAGAACATTGCGCTCATCAAAATACATTGCAGTTTGGGTTGCCTCTGACAATGCAGACATAACATCGGCAACAGACATGTCTGGCGAAACAAAGAAATAGGGAATGAATGGCTCATCCACATTTGGGATACGAAGGAATGAATACTTTTCATATCCGATGCTATCAAGCAATACCATGATTGCACGGCTGAGGGAAACATTCTCAAGGACTAGCTGTGGTGCAGTTGCACGCTCAAGGATGAAGAATTCATCACGAAGCTCAAAGCTTGTCGTCGTTGGCTCGTCAATGATCCTTGGTGCTTCTTCTGCATAAAGGGTCTTAATGGGAACATTGTACTTGTACCCGCCAACATTATAGATGGTCTCAGAGAAGTCGAACTTGATTTCCTGACCAAGGTACTTGGCGATAACGCTTCCCTTGCCAGTTGACTGGTCAAGCGCGAAGGATTCTGAGAGAGCGAAGTCATTGTTGCTGAGGTCTACGCTGCCCGTGCCCGCACGGAGGGCACCTACTGGAAGTGGGGACTGGCTTAGGTCACCCATTGTCTTTGTCACAGAGAAGCTGATGGCTCTTTCTGTGAGGTCGAATACTAGCCTAGGGCTAAGCTCGATCAGATCAAAGGTTGTGTTGGGTAGGTTCATCGTGTCAACAACGATACGCATTCCCTTGAACCAGTCGAACTCACGGAATGCGATGTAGCTACCGTTGGTGAAGCTGGGAGGATCGATGAGATTCTTGATGACGTGGCTTGAGTTTACGTCAGACCATCCGTAGGATACGTTGGAAATAAGGTTCCACTCTCCGTCCTTGAGAACGTAGAGGGTTCCCTTGTCGCTGCCCACGATAAATGCGTCACCATTATCGTGATCCGCAGGATTTGGCAAAAGAAACGCAGACTCAAGTTCTCCGATAAGTTCGAAGTTATCCGCATAGCTTGAGTCAAGCATGAGTCCATAGCCAAGCTCGACATATCCGTCCGCTGGGACGTTGCCGTTAAACGTGTACACAGTTTCCCACATCTCGTCCCTAAGAACCTGAACCTTGAAAGACTTGGGGGTCTTGCTATTTGACGCACCGTAGAATGGGTCAACAACAATGCTGGGGTCAAGGCGCTCTGTTCCCACATGAGTCTGCATCTTAATTACGATACGATTGGCGCTCAATGTTTCGTTGTAGACAACGAACGGAGCAGTGTCATCAATATTACCGTCCGAACGTGAAACTCCATGAGCAATTGGAAGACCGGCAAGATCAAGTCCCTTTGTCCTGTAGCTCGTCCAGTACTTGAATGGGTCTCTACGGGAGGATACATAATACCTTGGGCGTAGGGCGCTGAGCTTGTCATCGATGAACTGACCGTCCATGAACATAAGCTTGTTGATTCCAGAGCGAGGACGGTGGTGTGCAAACACGTCCTGAATTGGGTAGAGCTTGGGTAGCTGGGAATCTACCTTGTGGAGAACTCGCTCTCCAACATCTTCTGCGTCACCAGACTGCAATACGTTTGTCTCGTAGCTTACAGTGGAGTCGATTGTCTGCACATCAGATTCAGAGTAGAAAGAACTTGGCTGCACACCCTTCGCAGGGTCGCAAATGTAGTTTCCGATACGCTCAATACGACCAAGGTCATTCAGGTTGATTTCACCGATAACCTTTGGCAGTGACCTTACTGTATGAGCAGTTTCAAGGTGCTTCTGCAATGCTGGTGCTTTGAACAATTAAACTTCCTCCAACGCCAAATCAATGTCCCAGAAATCATAACGACCACGGTTGCCAAGCGTCATACCAAAGCTTGTGAAAGACATCAGCCTCTCTTCAACGTATCGTTGACCAAGCCTTGCGTTGACAATACCATCGTCATATGACAGATAAACATAGAAAGGCTCTGGATGTCCATTATACCAGTCGCGCAAAAGCCATGCCGGTGCTGCATTATCCGCAAGGAACATTGCTCCAATTGGTCTCTGCATACCGTTGGCATAATCCTGACCACCTTCTGCCAGACGTGATGGGAGGTTGTCCCACGATGTCTGCAAGGTGACCTTGTCTGCTGTCCAATACGACCTAGACGTTCCGTTGATCATTCGAGCCTTGGCTTCGATCCTATCAAATCCATACTGGATTGGCTTACGTCCATGGTCTGGGAGAATGATGGCTTGCATCACTCCCTCATTCAAATCTGTTGGTGCGACATACTCATCGGTGCCGCTGTCAAAAGTGAACTTGCGGTCTGAAAAAATTGCAGCTTGGGGGCGCTGAAAAGTCTTCCTTGCTGCGAGTGTGTATGTCATGACCTACTCCTAATCTGACCGCGCTGGGCTTCCTTAATAGTATACATTACCTTGCCAGCGATTTCATCTGCTGTTGCAGTTGAGCCGAATCCGCTTACAGTCAAGTTGTACTCATTGTAGGTGTCACCACTGGTGCTACCGTTTACGGCAGGAGCCATGACAGGAACTGCTGTTGTGATTTCTGGGGCTGACCAATCACGGTAGAAGCTTCCCATGTTTCCACTCAATGCTGCCTTGTTAAGAGCAAGCAGACGCTTTGTCTCATACTTGTTCTGGCTCAAAGCCTCACCAACAGTAACGCCTTCCCCAGAACGTAGCATGGCAGGAACATTGTCACCGTGAGTTACTCCACGGAATCCCGGTAGAATACCTCCTCTTGCAGCGGTGAAGGACTTGCCATTCAAGGTGTAGACCATCTCGCCCTTTACCTTCTTGGCTGTGATCTTAACCTGCTTGTGTTCTGGGTCAACGCTGATCTGGGTAATGATGTGCTTCTTTACGTCGTTGTCCAGTGCCTCGGAAATCTTGCGAGCGATAGTGGAGTAATCTCCCTTTACGTTCTTTCCGTTGATCTTGGAGGTTCCCTCAATGTCGTTCTTTGTTACTACCTTGGCATTTCCAAATGTCTCAGAGACGTACTGGGCTGCTTCACCGGGACTGTTGAAGACCTTGATTGCGCCATTCTTGTCCTTGGTGACCATACCCATTTCAATCTTCTTCTGGAACTTTGCCGCCTTGAGCTTAGCCTCAAGCTCCTTAAGGTCTGCTAGAGCCTTCTGTAGAGCCTTGCTGCTTGAACCAAGTGCCGTTCCAATTCCGCCTGCTGCGCCACCGGCTGCCTTTGACCTGTCGAACAATGTCTTCATTGCATTATTGATCTTGTTTGCATAGTCAAGCTGCTTGCGCTTCTGGTCAATGACTGCCTTCTCGCGGGCGATCTGCTGCTGGACATCTCCGAGGATGTCTGCAAGCAAGTCGCGCTGACGCTCAAGAGGCTTGATCTTCTCATCCTGAATCTTCTTGATCTTCTGCTCAATGTCGTAAATCTGGTTGTCAAGGTCACGCAACGCTGGTGCGTACTTGTCAATCTGATCCTGCCAGAACTGAACCCTTGTATCGCGCTCGAACGTAAGCTGACGAATGCGCTCAGAGTTGTTTGCAATGCTGTTTGCAATTCCCTGTAGCTCAAGCTTGTAGTTGTCTTCAATGAGAGTGCGCTGTTGTGTCAAAGCTGCTAGCTGGCGATTAAGAGCGTCAACGCCCCTATCCATAGCGTCCTTGCGCTTTGAAAGCAAATCGTTCTGTGCGTTAAGGGCATCTGACTGTGCCTGTAGCTCGTCGCGCTGTCCCGTCATACCTGCGGTCTGTAGTTGACTTGCACCGCCTGCTGCACTGGACTGGGACTCAAGCATTGCTGCTGCGGCTGCGCCAGCATCACCGGAAGACAACGCAGAAGCTAGACCAAGCTGGGACTGCTTCTGTGCGGCAAGAATGTCATTGAGTGTCTTGACATCTTCAAGAGCAGAAATCTGGTCGTCAATTGCCTGAACCTGCTTGTCGATAAGCTCAGCATTAAGAGAGTTCTTCTCCATCTGGTCATCGAGAAGCTTGCCCTGTACTTCTGCTGCATACTGGGCTACATCAATCTGGTTCTGTAGAGCAGAAGTCTGTAGGTCAATTCCCTGTAGTTGCTTGTCTCTTGTTGCTTCAAGGGTTGCCTGCTGTCCTTCGAGCAACGTGTTGGCACGCTCAAGTGGCTTTGTCTGGGCAGCGTATCCCTCATTGATCTTATCAATTTCCTGCTGCCATTCGGTGATCTGACGATTAATCTTATCCTGCTTGTCGTGTAGAACGTCAAGCCTGTCATTAAGAGGGTCAACCTGATTGCGGTTGATATCCTCAATCGTCTCATCGATCTGCTGCATTGCGTATTCAACGTCGGCAGAATTCTTGACAGTTACCTTGAGTCCGTTGATTTCAACAGTCTTGCCACCCCAACGCTGATCCATGGCGTGCTGAATCTTGGAATCCTCGGTGCGGTCAATCTTTACCTCTTGGATATCCAGACGTGCGTTAGCCTTGGCAATAGCGTCAGACTTCTTGTCATACTTGGACTTAGGTGCTGATCCTCCACCACCGCCGCCGCCTCCACCGGAGCCTGCCTTCTTCTTGGCTGGCTTCTTTGTAAGGCTTGTGATCTGATTCTTCTTGGCTGCAATCTGTGCCTCAATGGTTCCAATGTTTGCGGTGCCATTAACGACAGGATTATTCTGTGCTGCTGCTGCAAGAACATTCAGTGCTGCTGTAGCAACGCCAGCGTTACCCGCTGCGCTCAATAGTGCATTGTTGATGTCAGTTGGGTCAGCGCCAGACATTACGGCATTAAGGGTAGCTGCCGCAACCGCTGCGTCATTAAGAACTGGAAGGTTGTACTGTAGTTGAACTCCCATTCCCTGAACTGCATTTGTGTATGCATCAGCCTGTGCCGCAGCATCCGTTGGGAATGCCTGCTGAACACTATTCTTGATTGCTAGGAATCCCTCTTGGAACTGCTGCTGATCAATAAGTCCAGCACCGAGGAACTTGTTGAGGTCTTCTGCGGACTGCTGAACAATAGAGCCTGAGCCAGCCTTGGTTTGAGCTTCCTCAGACCTGATAGCCTCAATGTTCTTCTTGTACTTTGCGATACTCTCAAGGGTCTTCTGATCGTATCCACCCTTGATCTTGATGCCATTCTTCTTGGCTTCCTCAATAAGCTTTTCCTGATCGGCAACCTTCTTGGCTGCCGTTGCTGCTGCCTCAAATCCCGGTGCCATGTTCTTCTGGATCAATTGAGCGACAGACCTGATCTTGCCCTTTGGATCAAGGGCGGTGCCTAGATCGTCACCAATCTTCTTGAAGATGTTCTGACGGTTTACTTCGTTAGCCATCTGCTCAACAATGGACTTAGCTACATCACCGGGAGCACCGGAAGCAAGAAGTGAGGTAAATGTCTGGCGAAGAACCTGCTCTGCCTGTGCGGCAGTTCCTGACTTGACAACATCAAGCTTTGCACGGAACTTGTCTCCATTTTCTCCCTCAGCCTTTGCCTGATCCCTTACCCAAGACTGGGCAGTAACAGCGCGTGCCTGAGCACCCTTGTCAGTATCCTGAGTACGGGTGTTGATGGAAGAAACATTCTCGTTATATCCAAATGATGTTGCTGCACTTTGAAGAGTCTCTGTTGTTGTCTTGACGGCCTCACCGAATGCATGAAGCTTCTTCTCTTCTTCCTTGTAGTGGTTGTAGACCAACCATGCAATACCGCCCAAGGCCACAAGTGCTGCTACAGCAATACCGGCAGGGGAAGCAAGTGCTCCCAACGCTGTACCGGCCAGTGGCGCTGCACTTGCGATTGGTGCGAAGATTCCACCAAGCTTAGCTGCACCAGAAACTGCTGCCATTCCCTGTAGCATTCCAGTGAATGCCTGAACGCCCATGGATGCGAACATAAGCTTCTGAGAGAACTCTGCAAGCTGTCCCGGTAGGAACATTGATCCAGCCATGAACGCCATATCAAGTCCACCAAGAGCGCCCTGTAGCTTTCCTCCACCAATCTTCTTCCTAGCAAGAGGAGTACCAGAAGATGCTGACGTGAGTGCGGCGGCATTGATTTCAATTCCTGCTGCCTTGATTGCCCTAGCAACACTGTCACCAGCATTGACTGTTGACTTGGTTAGAGTCTTGGATGTAAGAGCGATGCTTGTTCCGAATTCACCAAGTCCAAGCTTGAGGTCAGCCTTGCCCTTGCGCAATGCATCGACCGCCAAGATTGCACCCTGCTGGACACTATCTCCAATGAGAGTGATTTCCTTGGCTGGGGAGTGAATGCCTAGAGCCTTCTCTGCACCGCCCAAAGAAATGTTTGCACCCTGTAGGGATGTGACGAGACCCTGAGAGAACTTGGTTGCCCAACGCTTGATGCGGGAAGACATATTGGCAGCTTCCTTGTCTGCTGCCGCGAATTCTGCACCTGACATTGCACGGAACTTTGTTCCCTCACGAACCGTACCCATTGTCTTTGAGAAATACCCTGTACTCTTTGCAATCCTTGCAGGACCATTGTTGTCCAAGCTGAACTGCGCTGCCGTCTGTGCTGCGCGAGCCTTCCATGCTGATGTTGCACTAGTTCCCAGAGGAGTCCTACCTTGGAAGTTCTGTTCCTTGGCAAACTTGAGGTCTGTTGTCGCAATAGCCCTGACGGCTGCGACTGCTCCCATTGTCTGGGGGTGCATATCCTGAGCAAGCAAAGCTAGCTCGTACTTGGCCTGCTCTGCTGAAAGCTTGAATGCGTTGAGGCTTCCATCTGCATTCTTTCCGCTTGTGGCAATCTGCATGAAGGTCTTGGCTGCCTTCTCCTCTTCCAAGGTGAAGTTCTTTCCACCCTTGTCCATTTCAACAAGAGTATTGACCATCTTCTTCATACCCGCCTGAGTAGCCTCGGTGTATGTGTTGATGTATCCTGAGTCAACGCCTACGCGCTTTGGAAGCCAGTTCTTGCCCTCTGCCTCTCCACCCTTGGTAAGGTGGGAGATGTGGGTACCGTAGTTTGCAGCATTGAGGGCACCGGAAGGAAGGGTCTGTCCATTCTTCTGTGCCCACAACTTAAGGTCATCCTGAGTGGTCTTTAGCTGGTTGTTGAAGAATGTCTTTGTTCCGGTGTCAGCGTCTAGACCTTCCTTCTTTGCCTTGGCAAAATCGTTAGGTGCTCCCCATCCACTCTTAGAAGTATTCCTTGCTCCAATGTCGCTGAGAACAGGATTGCCTACCAAAGTCAACTTGTCAGCAATATTGTTTACGCTGACAGCGCTTCCTTCAAGCTTCTGGAACATGCGAATAAGCATCTGTGCATACTGGCTACCCTCGGCAACAACATCGTTGACCATAGCCTGCATCTTCTCAGGTGCGCCCTTACCCCATGGCTTGTACTCTACATTGGTTCCACCTACATTGACAGAGTGCATTCCTTCTGTCTTACCACCGGCATAACCCGGTAGCTTGCCCTGATTCATGAGAGCAAGGAGTGGAGCAAAACGCTTGGAGTCCTCAGCATTGATGACAGCTTCTCCCGGTGCCAGCATTGCTAGCTCGGTGTCCTTCTTTCCACTGCCCATACCGGGAACGATCTGGATGCGTCCCTTGGCAAAACCGGGAATCTTGGTGGTGCGGAAACCTGCTGGGTTCGAACGTAGAGCGGCTGATGCTGCAATAGACATTCTTTCATAGGCCGCTACCAAACGTGCTACGGCAGATGCCTGTACGTTGAGCGATCCTGTGAGCGTTGTGACACGCCCCTCAAGGCTAGCCGTAGCTGCCTCGGTGTCAAGCTCTGCTGTTGCGAGATAGTTTGCAGACGCCCCAGCGTTCTTGAATCCGTTCACGATGAACATGATTGGGTTCTTCAAGAACTTGATGATCATACCGCCCATGTTGGCGAATAGACCTACAAGCATCGTAACTGTTGGCAGAACGATTCCACCAATAGCTGTACCGATTACGAGGAACTGCCTGAACTGAGGATTAAGACCATTGAATGCCTTGAGGATTCCTTCAACGGCATCCATGACTGGGAGGATGGCTGTAAGGAACTGCTCACCAATAGGCGCAACCTCAGCCTTGAGTCGTTCTAGGCTTCCTGCGAATTTGATCGAAACTGCCTGCTCGATCTTTGAAAGTTCCTTGTCGGAGATTGAGGCCAAAGTAGACATGGATGATCCCATAAGGTCGAGTACGCGAGAAGCCTGTCCACCTTCCTTATTGATGTTGGCGAACATTGCAGTCATACGTGCTACTTGGTACTTACCGAATACCTTGCCCATAAGCTGCTGACGCTTAAGACCATCATCAATGGAAGCAAATGCTGCTCCGATTTCCTTGATCATTCCCGGTAGGTTACCAGCGTTACGTGAAACAATTCCCTCTAGGTCGATTCCTAGTTCCTTGGACTTGTCGATAGCTGCCTGTGTTGGGTTGATCAAAGACATCAAACCAGACTTAAGAGCGTTGGAACCCTGAGCGGCGTTAACTCCACCTTCACGCATAGCGGTAAGCATGTAGGTCAAGTCCTGTACGTTACCACCAAGAGCCTTGATAACAGGAGCTACCTTCGGGATAGCCTGTGTAACGTCATCGATGGACAGAACGGTCTGGTTTTCAACAGCGTTCAGGAAGTCAATGTTTGTGCCTAGGTCTGCTGACGAGATACCGAAGGCAGTCTGCAAGCTGATGGTCGTGTCAAGAGCCTGCTGGTATTCAATCTGACCAAGTGTGGATAGTCGTGTTGCTTCCTTGGTCTGTGCAATAAGGTCTGGACCCTGAGAACCCAAGGCAGCGGCCTTAGCTGCAAGTCCGATTGTGTCCTTGACAGCGATTCCGTACTTGGTGTATTCAGACGCAAGAGCCTTTACCTCATTAAGAGCCTTCTCTGTTTCTGGGGCAGAAGTGAATGCGTCACCATAAACACGACGGAAGGAAACGGAAGCCATTTCGATATCACGGAATACCTTGATAGCCATAGCTCCGAAGATTGCAAGAGGCATGGAGAAACCGACCATAAGCTGGCGTCCTGCCCACTGTGTATTCTTACCCCAGTTGACGAGGCTTGTGGAGCCATCAGTCATGAGCTTGTTGAAAATCTGCATACGCTGCGTACCAATTGCTGCGTCAGCGTTAAACAAATTGAGTGGACGCACAGCAAGAGCCTTGGTCATGCCGTTATGGGCTGTTCCAAGGCTTACGTACTGTGTTTGAAGCTTCTTGACTCTGTCTGTAGCCAAGTTCATGATTTCGGCTTGCTGCCTGCCGAATGCATTCTTGAACTTGCCACTGGCTGCTACGCCGTATCGAAAGTAATCTCCCAGCTTGAGCTTGCCTGTGTCGATTGACTTACCGAGACGATGGACGGAGGATTCAACCTCTGTGAGTCCGGTGGTGAATTGCCTCGTTCCTTCTACCTGCTGGGAGAAGGTCTTGATGAGGTCTTGCTGCTTTGATACCGCAGCGGAATTGGAGGAGATAACCGACTGGTTGAATTGGGAAATACCAGCTTGTAGCTGGCGAAGCTGGGCTAGTGCGCCAGCCGAATCAATAGTAATACCAATGCCAGCGGTTACGTCAGTTGTCATATTTCTCCTAGCCCCAATTATAGCAGATGTACTTATTCCACTATCTCGTAATCAAGGCCATTTCCAATACCAATTCCAGCGGACATTGCTTCTGC